AGTGCGCCCAAAAGTGCGCCCAAACAAGGAGAAGAAATGCAAGCAGGACAAGATGGCGTCCAAGGTGCGTTCATCATGTATCTTAGCCAAGATGATGTGCGCCCGCTCATTCGAGCCGGAATGCGTGCCTTCGGGATGGAGCAAGTCGCGATTTTCATGTTCGCTGGTTTCGACCCGGAAGACCCGCTAAACGAGTGGGGTAACGACGTCATGCTTGGGGACAAAAGCCAAATCATTGAACGCACACGCTACCTCGACGGAGCCGAGCGTCTAGCCGAGATGACGGAAATCGAGAACGACTACAACTTAATTCTGTCCCTGGCTGGGATTACCGGCCACGATAATTCCGCGTTTTGGGAAATGTGGGACGAGGAGATCATGTCGGAGGCGGCGCCCGAATGGGTACACGCGGTTCGCCTGCGCACCGGCTCAGGCCACGCGTTCAACCTGTATGACACCCGCGACGAGGACTTGTTGGCGTCCAATGAGGCGCCGCGGGTGGAGGGGGTGCAGATCATGATTGTTACGGGTGAAATCGTCATCACCAACTCGTCTGAGGTGCGGGTTTGCGAAACCCGCGAGGAAGCCGTAGAATACCTCATAGAAGCCATCCCCCGATGGTTTCAAGAGTCCTTAAAGGAGGATTAATGTTCAAGATCATCGAAAAGATGCCTGACGCGAAAATCGCGTTGTTGAAGCCAGAAAACCCAGGAACTGCCTGGATCAACGGGCACGAATTACACTTGGTTCTTGTTGAGGAGCGTGGAAGCAACGTTAACATCCAGTTCTTCACCGAAGACAGGAACAAGAGATCGCAACTAACATACAACCGAAACAACTTCTCTGCTGCATTAGGAGACGTTACGAGTAACGACCTGTTTCTCACTGCTTTCGCCCGTATTGCTCTGCTTCAGCGGGAGTCCGGCGTCGGCGGGAAAACCACCCCCATGTTTACTGTGAACCAGTTGACCGCGGAGTATCTGCGCAAATCCCTTGACACCATCGAGCCTGCTCGTGATGTTATTGTCACGGTGGAGCCGTTTGCTGGGGTCATCATGTTCGAAATGGACGGCATGGTTTTCGCCCGTGGTGAGGCCAAAGTTGACTATGGCAACCTGGAGTTCATTTTGTCGCTTGCCGACGGTCGCAAGATTCTCGAAACCACCCTTGGCTCCGGCGGCTCGATGAACCACGAGGTTAAGAAGGTCATGTACAAGCTTGAAACAATGGCACCTCGTAGTTTTGAAGAAGAACGGTGATGTTTAAACTAAGAGCGGACTCACCGACATGGGCAGTAGCTGAGTCAGAGGGCGACGAGATTACGGCGTTCGTGTCGCACGACGAAACCAAAGCGCAGGTTGTCTTCAAAAATGACAATGACCCGTCCGTAGGGCTTGCCAGCGAGCCGGTAACAATTAGTCTCATCGGCCTGTACGACGGCAGCCAAAACCTTTGCTGCCTGCGTCCACACACAGCTGATGTGGTTCGACTGGCCTGGGAATTGCTTTGCTCTGGGAAGGAAAACCTGCAGGATGCTGTTCTTCGACAGCTTCAGGAGGCCTCCGTGGGGTTGGACAACCCGGTTGAGATAAGTAGAAACCCGTTCCGTGAGGGTATGATTGCCCGTGTTTTCGTCGACGGTGACCTGGCTGACATACATTTGCTGAGCACCTGGATTGCGGACGGAAGCCTGTTCATTCAGGACCGCGATGAGGTTGTTTTCCAGGAGCCTTTCATCATTCGGGAAAACAACAGAGAGAACGGCTATAGAGTAGTAGCTCTCGCCCTAAGTGAGGTGGATGAGTGATGTTCGGCGTCGAATACTCGAAAGACAACTTCACTCTGCTTCGATTCACAAAGTCGCAGCTGGGACTGGACGAGCATGTTTGCGTGTACCGGGGAAGCAAAGGCGAGCACACGGTTTCGTTTTTCTCGTTCGGCGAGCTGAAGTCATTCATGATTCCGGCTACCGAGCCTGTAAAAGAAACCTCGCCCTATGTTAACGATCTGCAGGCCTTGTCCGCGGCGCGTCTAGCCTTCGAGATGAACGACAAAAGGGCCGCCCGTAGATGTGAGCGCCTGGTCGACATGGTGTGCGACGCAGTAAGTAGAGTCCTGCCGGAGGATTTGCCGTGGCGTCTAGTGGTGACACCCATGAGCGAAATCGCAGTTATGGTCTCCGGGGTTTTGGTTGGAAACATCAAGGTTGGTATTTTCGGACCGAACATTGAGCTCACCCCAGACTGGGGTAACGACATTCCTGCTATCCGCGGGGCGCTGCAGGAGGATGAAAGCCTACACAAGGTCAAAGACTCCTTCCAGCTGCTTGAGCACTCCATTAAGGAGAAGGCAGCCAGGGAGACCTCTTCGAACAAGGCCGAATACGAAGAGGAGGAAGACCGGCTCGACGACGACCCGTGTCCTTTTTGCGAGTCCTCATGGTACTGCGAATGTAGGGACTACTAGAAGAAAGAAGAAGAAAATGAGTGACAAAAACATCGACCAGGAGGTCCGCCGACTCGTGGAGGAGGCTTTTCCTCCCGTGAAAACAAACTGGCCTGCTGTAATCCTCGGCTTCGCGCTGTTCGGCGCCGCCATGTGGCGACTGGACGGTTGGCTTCTACTGGTGTGCCTGATTCTGTCAGCGCTGCTTGTGATTGCGGGGAAAAGCAAATGAGTTCTAAAGACCTGAAAATCGTTGAGATCATTGTTTTCGTGACAGCGATAGCCTTCCTGACCTACTCGCTATTCATGCAGTCCGCGGGTGCGTTCGGCTTCTACTGCCTATTCCTATTCCTGACATTCTTCGTCGAGCTGGCTCGATACTCGAAGAGGATCGACGAGTATTTCGAGGAGCTGGCATAATGATGTACGTGCAAAGCCAAGACAGAATCCTCAATCGTATGAAGGAGGAGGACCGGAAAACGTGGCTCATTGCGTTCTTCGCAGCCCTTGGCCAGCCTGTCGTGTGGGCGATCATCTTTGTGGATGCGGCTCACCGACTTGATGACTTCGGTTACCCGCTCTGGGGCCTCCTTGTCTGGGTTGTGGGTCTCGGAGGTGTGGCGCGTTGGCTGTGGCTCATGGCGAGGACACTAACAGCGGCGCAGGAGATCATCAACACGGAAGAAGCACCGGAAACCATCCGCTCGGAATAGCAACCAAATAAGGCTAAACCCCGGCTTTTACGTCGGGGTTTGCTTTTTCTGTGGGTTAGATATAAAGTGGGTTTCAGCCTTGAAAGGAGGGCATGATGCTAGAAAAGCACTATGATTTTACAGCCGAAACCAAAAAAGTTGGCAAAGAAACTTTACGACGAATCGTCGCCGTGGTGGACGACCCAGGCGGGAAATTCCTGGCCGGTGACCTCGGCGGCTGGCTTGGGGAGAATGCCACATTGGAGGACAACGGCTGGGTAGCAGATGAGGCCGCTGTGTACGGCCAGGCGTGCGTGTCCGGTAACGGCCTGGTGTGCGACGACGCGAAAGTCTTCGATTTGGCCCGCGTCACCGATGAGGCGATGGTCATGGACGATGCGCAAGTACATGGTTCCGCGAAAATCAGCGGAAGCGCCGAAGTTTGTGATTCCGCGGTTGTTTCCGGCAAAGCCAAAATCAAGGAGGAAGCCTCCGTCTGCTCCGAAGCCTTGGTGTCCGACAAAGTAACCGTTGGCGGCTGCGCTATTGTGTGCGGACAAGCAGCAGTCCGCGGGAGGGCCCAGCTCAGCGGTGACGTCTTGGTTGGTAAAAACGCGGTCGTTACCGGCACCATGCGTGTCAGCGGGGCAGCCGACATCACCGGGGATGCGATCCTGTCGAACAATGTTGTGATCGACTTTGACGCCAACATTCACGAAACCCGCGACGTCCTGGTTGTTGGGTCTTTCGGCCCGAACAGCCACCGCCTGTACATGGTGCGCATGGGTAGCCGCGAGGGCATGGTTTGCCTGGGTCCACTGCGCTCCACCACGGAAAACATGGTGGGAGACTTCACACAGGAGCTAAAGCTATCAGAATGGGACCTTGACGAGTTGAAGGCCGTTCGGCATCTTTTTACAGCGAGGGAGTTGACGTGGTGATGAGCAACCTAATCGGAACAAAAATCACCTTCGTTCCTAAAGCAGTTAATATCCAAAAAGGCTTCTACCGAAACGACGGCAAAGGACGTTGGCAGGGTAGAACAGTCAAAAAGCCATACTGGATGGTACATTTCATTCACACTGACGAAGGCGTCTTCTTCCCAAAGCACTCTGTCGACAACCACTCTTTATCTTTTGACAGAAAATATAAGGCGGTGGATGTCTCTGGAGATGAAACATTTTGGGCTGCTCAGGATGGCTACTTGTACGATACGAGCGGGCACTGGTGGATTGTTCAGCGTTCCGAAGTAATTGCCAAGCTAGGTATGCCGCCGAGGGAGGGTCGAAACCTGTTTATGTGGGAGCGGTCCCCTAACATCACTTACCCGGATGACTCTTTCTGGTTGGTTGACCACATGAACAACCGCTACGAGTTCGGTATGGCTGATGACGCCTTATCGTTTGCCGTACGCAACAAACATCTATTTGAGGCCGACCATGCCTAAATTTTCGGTGATAGGGGCGTTGTCCAGGGAGATTGAACGCAGGGAAGCCTTAAGGAAAACTGAGAAGCGCTATATATCCTTGAATCGCAGGTGTCTTCGGGTTTTAACGGACAGCGGCTTTACTGAGTACCACAGAGGGGATAACCCTGAGTGGGGGGTCAACGACCGCTGCACCCCGGTCGCCATCCGAAACCTGCACGGTGGCTGGTTCTACCCGGACTTCCTGGTTAAGAGCGGACTAAAAAGCAACGACCGAGGCTTCTTAAAGGAGCGGCTTGACTTCTGGTTTATGCTAGCCAGGCTACCTGAACAGGATGGGGTTTTGCATGTCGGCCCCGGCGACTATCGTGTTGTTATCCAAGGCTTCGAGGTGGCTCGGGTGGCCCTTTGGGGTCGGAAAGACTTCATGGAGCCCGACCCGGTAATCGAATTACCGAATGAACAATGGGAGTTGTTGTTAAGTCAAGGCCAATACAGTCTAATATTCGACACGGCACGAGACATTTTCAGACACGTCAAAAACATGAAAAAGAAAGGTCTATTGTGAAAAACGAAACCTACCGTGGTTTGAACGCGCAATTAAATCTATTTGGGGATGACGGACGCATCCAGCTAGAGAAGGACAGGGAGGCGGCGCACGCCTACTTCTTGGAGGTGGTGAACCCCAACACGGTTTTCTTCCACACGCTGGAGGAGAAAATCGACTACATGGTCGATGAGGGCATGTGGGACACGAAGGTTGTCCGCCGATTCGACTTCCGGGTAACCAAGGAGCTTTTTAAGCGCGCCTACGACAAGAAATTCCGGTTCCCTACGTTCCTTGGCGCGTACAAGTTCTACAGCCAGTACGCCATGAAAACCCTGGACGGCACCCGCTGGCTGGAGCGCTTCGAGGACCGTGTTGTTCTGAACGCGCTTGCCTACAGTAGTAGCATCCGCCACGCGGAAACCATGATCGACCTGATTATGGCCGGGGTTTTCCAGCCCGCCACGCCGACGTTCCTCAACGCGGGTCGAGTTCGCGGCGGCAAGCCGGTATCGTGTTTCCTGCTGCGCATTGAGGACAACATGGAGTCCATCGCCCGCGGAATTCATGACAGCCTGCAGTTATCCAAAAACGGCGGGGGTGTGGCCCTGTTGCTCAGCAACATCCGCGAGGAAGGTGCCCCGATTAAGGGAATCGAGAACCAGTCCTCTGGCATCATCCCGATCATGAAGCTGCTGGAGGACTCCTTCTCCTACGCCAACCAGCTCGGCGCGCGCCAGGGCGCGGGTGCCGTGTATCTACACGCCTGCCACCCGGACATCATGAAGTTCCTGGACACCAAGCGCGAAAACGCGGACGAGAAAATCCGCATCAAAACCCTGTCGCTTGGGGTTGTCGTGCCTGATGTTTTGTTTGAGTTAGCCCGTGAAGGCGTTGACTTGGCGTTGTTCTCTCCTTATGACGTTGAGTATGTGCATGGCGCTCCCTTGTCCGATTTGTCAGTTGACGAAAAATACTGGGATATGGTGTCAGACGACCGCATCCGAAAAGAGTGGGTGTCGGCGCGTAAACTCCTGCAACGCATCTCCGAAATCCAGTTCGAATCAGGGTATCCTTACCTCATGTTCGAGTCCGCGGCGAATGAGGCTAACCCGGCACCAAATCTGGGCCGCATCAACATGTCGAACCTGTGCTCGGAAATCATGCAGCCTAACGCTGCCTCCACATGGAAGCCAAACGGAGAGATGACCGGGGTCGGGGCTGACATTTCCTGCAACCTCGGTTCAGTCAACATCGCCCGCATCCTCGAATACGTCGAAAGCGCTCGTGCCGTAGGCGAGTTTGCAGAGCCGATTGAGTTGGTACAGGGTACAGTGTTTTTCTACGTGGTGAAAAGTATCGTTGAGTTCCTGTCCACTGTGGCTGACGCCGCCAACCAGGACGGCGACCAGGAAATCAACCCATCCATCACCAAAGGCAACGCCAACACCCGCGCTATTGGTATTGGTCAAATGAACCTGCACGGTTATTTGATTTCTCGGGGTATCAAATACGATTCTCCAGAGGCCCGTGCGTTCTTCTCCGCCTACATGCGCGTGTTCACCCAGGCCGCTATCCTGTCTAGCCAGATGCTGTGCTTCTCTGATGAATGGGAAGGCAAAGGAGTCGTCAAAACATGGACCTCCGCTGCTGGCTGGGAGTCGAGCGACTGGGCTAACGGAAGGAAGCAGGCTAAACTTCAGGAGGCGCACCTGGAGGCAAACAAGCGGCACGAAGGCATTGATATTCCAGCTCCGAAGTGGCTGCTAATGGAGCTCGCGGACTTGGACTTCACTCGCAACAAGCGGACTCCGATGGCAAACCTGTTCCTGCAGGCGATTCCGCCGACAGGCTCCATCTCCTACATCAACCACTCCACCGCATCCATCCACCCGGTTACCGCCGCCGTGGAAACCCGCAAGGAAGGGAAGATCGGGCGCGCTTACTACCCGGCGTTTGGTTTGACCGCCGACAACTACAAGGATGTGGAAACCGCGTACCAGACCAGCCAGAAGGCTGTGATCGACATGTACGCTGAGGCCGCTCCGTTCGTGGACCAGGGTATCTCCTCTACGCTGTTCCTGCCGGACACAGCTACCACCGCGGATTTGACCCGACTGCATATGCACGCGTGGCGTCGGGGACTCAAGTCCCTATACTATGTCCGGATTCTGCAGAAAGCCATTGAGGGCACCAACAGCGCGGAATGCGTATCCTGCAGTCTGTGACCCAAAACACAACGTCTTTCTTTGACGTTTAAAAGCCAATCAGGTATGGTTTAAACCGTACCTGATTTTGTTCTCTAGAGTAAGAGGAAAACATGAAAGCATCCCTGCAATTCAAAAACAAGCAGGCGCACATGAAGCTTGTCGACGCACCAGACGACATTGGAGCCGAGGAGTTCAATGAAATGTTCGACACCTTGGTCGAGGAGTTCGTCGCCGGATCAACCAAAATCGGCTTCGAGGACATCGCCGCGTTCTGCTGCACCATCGTCAACGCCAAGGAAGTAGCGTCACGGTCCTTCGGCATCAGCCACCTGCGGAACACGCCAAGCGGCAAGAAACTGGCCGAATCTATTGTTTTCACCTACACCAGCATGTCGGAGGATTGGACCATCTTCTTCGACGAGGAGAAGCCGCTCGGACAAAGGCTGTACGCCGAGTCCACTGCTGATGATGTTGACAACGCCGAGGCTTTCCTTGGTTTGTGCCGCAACGAAATTCTCGGTCTGTTCGGCAGCTGCCTGGTTGCCGACAACATCGGTGAAACCCCATACATAGAGGCGATGATGGGTGCTATGGTCACAACCCGTTTGATGCGCGCCGCCATCGAAGACAAAGCAAGCCTGGAAGGACTAATCTGATGAATTTCTCCCCCGTTGACTGGAACAACCCCGATCAAGCCATCGATCTTGAGGTTTGGAACCGCATGACCGGCAATTTTTGGTTGCCGGAGAAGATTGCGCTGTCAAACGACCTGCCGTCGTGGCGCCGCCTGGACGAAAACAAACAGAGGGCTGTGGTGCGCGCGTTCGCTGGGCTAACGGTTCTAGACACCCTGCAGGCCGAGGTAGGCGCTGGAGCCGTCGCCAAGCACGCGCGCTCCCATCACGAGGCCGCCAACATGGCGTTCATTGGCGGCATGGAGGCCATTCACGCCCGCTCCTACAGCTCCATTTTCGCCACCCTTGTCTCCAGTGAGCAGAACAAGGAGGCTTTCGAATGGGCCAGTGAAAACAAGTGGCTCCAAGCTCAGGCCAATATTGTCAACAATCGATATGAGCACCTGGACCCTTACTGGACTCGTGTGCACAGTGTGATGCTGGAATCCTTCCTGTTCTACACCGGATTCTACCCCGCGTTGCGCCTCGTTTCGGAAGGCTCCCTCCCCAACACCGCCGACATTATTCGCCTCATCATGCGCGACGAGGGCGTGCACGGTTTCTACATTGGCTTGAAGGCTCAGGCGATTCGGCCCCTGCACATGCGTCCGAGTCGGGTCACAGAACTGGTGTCGGCGCTAATGCATCCAATGGTCCCCTACGTGCAGGAACTATACGAGGGCACCGGCTGGACCGAAGACGTCATCAAGTTCGCCAAATACAACGCCAACAAGGCACTCACCAACCTTGGGGAGGAGCCGTATTTCCCGGACAACGAAACCAACGTGTCGCCGCAGGTGCTGGCCCAGATGGTTGTCGACGCTAATGAAACCCACGACTTTTTCTCCGGCTCCGGCTCCTCCTATGTAATGGGCAAGGCGGAGGAAATCAGTGAGGACGAGTGGGGGAGCATGTGATGGATGTTCTCCTGGACACCCGCCAAGGCGGTCTTGTGGCCGCCTGGTCGGGTAAAGTCCCGAAACTTGAGGTCGCGTTGAAGCGGCTCGGCTTCCAGTTCAGCGACTTCGGCGAGTACACCGCACCAACCCTTACGCTCGGGCTACTGCGGGAAACCAAGAAGGCGGCCGCAGAGTTCGGTCGGGTGAAGGCCAGCAAGCTTCTCCGCGAGTGGGTAGCGTCAACGAAGGCGCGCGGCGCACTGCAGCACGCCGACTCAGACGCGGAGATCGCGGAACCGCTGCTTCGCGACTACCCGAAAACCGCAGAGGCTCTGCGGCCGTACCAACGCGCGGGGGTCGAGTTTATCCGAACCAATGACTCTGTGTGGCTGGCAGACCACCCCGGTTCTGGTAAAACCCTGCAGGCCATCGCCGGGATCGTCTCCCGCGACATCGAGGGCGACATTCTCGTGCTATCCCCATCCATTGCCACACAGGTGACGTGGCCGGAGGAAATCAAGCGCTGGGCCCCCGACGATGAGGTTCTGGTGGTGACTGGTGGCCGCAAGCGACAGGAGGAGATTCTGGCGAAACTGCAATTCGAGTCAAAAACTCGGCGCCGCTGGGTTTTGTGCAACCTGGAGATGGCACGCATGAAGTACAACAAGCCTGTCGAGGTGGAGGGCCGCATCCACAAAGGCTGGTGGTCCCACCACTTCCCGGAGTTGTTTTTCCTTGACTATGGTGCGACGAAGCCAAAAAACAAGCGGTTGTGGGCTGCTGTCATTGTGGACGAGTCGCACCGTGCGCTCACCACCACTAAAAGCCAGCCGTACAAGCAGAGTCAAATCCGCGCTGGTATGGGTAACCTGGAGGTGAAACCCGGCGGGTTGAAGCTCGCGGTGTCCGGCACCCCGTTCCGCGGGAAACTGGAAAACGCCTGGGGCACCCTGAACTGGTTGGCACGTGATGAATACAAAAACTTCTACGGCTGGGCTGCCGAGTGGTTTGAGGTGTCGGATCGTGCGATTCACACCATAAACAGGGAGGTCAACACAACCACTGTCGGTGATTTGTTGCCTGGCCGTGAGCCGCTGTTTTACGAGGATTTGGCGCAGTTTATGCTGCGCCGCACTAAGAAGGAAATTGCTCCGTGGCTGCCTGACAAAACCTACGCTGGCACTCTGCATGAGATGGCCGACGAGATTGACTCCGAAGGGGTTAAATCCAGGCTTGTTGGTCACTGGTTGAACATGGGCACTAAACAGGGCAAGGCGTACCGCCAGATGGAGGAGGAGGCGATAGCCAACCTCGACTCCGGCACGCTCATTGCTAACGGTGTCTTGGCTGAAATGACGCGCCTAAAGCAGTTCGCGGGAACCTACGGCAAATTGCGCCGCTTCATTGACTCGGATGGCTTCGAGGACAGTGAGTTTCTGCCGGAGCTGCCGTCCAACAAACTGGACTGGCTGTTTTCGTATCTTGACGAAATCGGCATTAACAAGGACACCCGCAACGAGCATGGACCGCATGTTCAGAAAATCGTCATCGCCAGCCAGTTCACCCGCACGATCAACCTGTTTGCGGAAACAATGGAGAAGAAGGGAATAGACACTGTTCGCATCACCGGCCAGGTCGGCGGAGACGAGCGTGCCGCCGCTGTGCGCGAGTTCCAGTCGGACGACGGCGCTAAGGTTATGCTACTCAACACCCTGGCGGGCGGTGTGGCTCTAACACTGGACCGAGCGGACGACCTGGTTATCCTGGATGAGACTTTTATCCCGGACGACCAGGAACAGGTCGAGGACCGCATTCACCGTGTGTCCCGAAACCACAAGGTCACCATCCACTATCTGCGAACCCTGGGAACAATCGAGGAATCGATTGCGCTGAAAACAGCGGAGCGGGACGACCTGCAGAAGAGAATCATCGACGGGGAAAGAGGAGTCGAATATGCCAGAAGCCTACTCTAGCGAGACCGAGAAACACCTGTCGGCGTCGGGCCGACGCCTGTTCAAGAAATGCCCGTGGGCCTACCGGATGCGATATGTTGAGGGCATCAGCCCCATCGCTAATATCAGCCTCCCGCTGGTGTTCGGCGGGCTGATTCACGAGGCACTGGAGGGATGGTATGTTCCAGGCCGAGAACGCGGCGTGCCGCCGTGGGAGACGTTTAAGGGCGGTTTCCAAAAGGCTGCTGTGGACCCGGAAAACGCCGGTATTTTTGTCGACGAGCAGGACTACCAGGTGAACCTCGATCTTGGCCTAGACATGCTGCGCGGCTATGTGGAGCACTACGGCGAGGAACCACACCTGGAGGTAATCCAACCGGAACTGGAGTTTGAGGGTCAGCTCAAATACAAGACCCTGGACGGGGAGGACCGCCGGTCAATCATGGGTTTCCTTGATCTGGTGTACCGGGACCACTCCAGCAGCGGCACTCTGCACATCATGGAGCACAAGACCGCGAAAAGCCTGTCAAACAGCAACCAGTTTTTGCCGTTGGATGAGCAGGCGTCAGTGTATCTTGTCGTGGCCACCCAGACCCTACGCGACCGCGGGTTGATTAGCTCGAAGGAGGTCGTGCACAACATGGTGTACAACTACCTGCAGAAAACCATGTCCGACACGCGTCCACGCAACCCGCAGGGGCTGGTGTGCAACAAGCCGAAGAAGGAGCACTACATCGCAACTCTGCTGGCAGCGGGGGTTGAGATGGAGGCTCCGGAAAAAATCTCGGTCAATGATTTGACAAAACTAGCCGAGGATGCCAAACTAACAGTGTTCGGCGATCCAAGCGCAGTGCAACCGGCCCCCCGGTTCGCTCGCAAACTGGTGGCCCGCAACACCAAGGAGATGAAGAACCAGGTTCTTCGACTCCGACAGGATTTGATGATGATTGACGCGACGGAGCGTGAGCTTCTTCCTACGATCAAAAATCCAACCCGCGACTGCGGTTTCTGCGAGTTTTCGCAACTATGTATACTTGACGAACGGGGGTCACTTGACCTCGACGGTGAACTTGTTCGCCGTTCCTACACAAGAAGGAGCTAGCCAAATGGCTGTTTACCACATTTCCTACACCACCAAGCCCCAGGATAATTTCGTCGCCGACGAAGACCTGAAGACCAAGCGCGTTGACGCTTCCTCTGCTCCCCGCGCCGTGGAGAAGGTCATCTCCGGCCTCATCAAGGGCGGCGTTGTGACCAGCCGCAAGCAGGTTAAGGTGCTGGAAGCCAAGCTCGGCGCCTAAGCCAAGCCAAGACGACTGAAAGAAGGCTTGAAATGCCTATACAAATGCCACCTCACATCTGGCTCAAGGAGTGGCAAACCATATGGCCGGACATACAAGAAAAAATGTACAAAGGCAAGCTAACTGCCGTCCGGGTCATGGAGTACAAAAAAGAGTCAGAGTGGAACAAGTTCTATATCGATGTGCCGATCATCACTGACTCCGGTTGGCCCATGAATGAGGTGGAGCAGGCCGAAAAGTGTGTGGAGTTCCTGCACGACGAGGGCCTAGAAATCATCGTGACGCCGGAAGATAAGGTAAGCCAGTTCGCTTCCGCTGAGGCCGCGAAACTACTCACCGGCAAGCCAGTAAACATCCGTGAGATTGGGGAAAACCATGTCGTTTCTTGATGACATCGCAACCGCTGAGGTTGTCGAAGAGAAAATCAACATTTTGATTTTCGGACAGTCCGGCGTCGGTAAAACCACCTTCGCGGGCTCCGGCCCCGACAACGGCGAAAAGGTTCTCATCCTCAGCATCGAGGACGGCCTCCGTTCCATCGCCAAAGAAGGCAACAAAACCCAAATCAAGCGCATCAGCACTTGGGGCGAAATGCTTGAAGCAGCGGACTACATCGAGCAGCACCCGCACCAGTGGGACTGGGTCGTGATCGACTCGGTCTCCCACATGCAGGAGAAACTAATCTGGTCCGACATTGTGGAGCGCGGTATCGCGCGCAACCCGGAGCGGAAAGAATACTCCACCCGCCAGCTGCAGGAGTACAACGAGGCGAAAAACATGTTCATGAACATTCTTGAACGCTTCATGTCCTCCGACGCGAACATCATCATGATTGCCTTGTCCGAGGTGTCGGAGGACCAGGAGGGAGACTCCTATGTGCACCCGAACATCGCGGGCCAAAAAGGCGGACTCGCGCAATGGCTGGTGTCCCGCTGCAACCTGGTTGGCTTGCTTCGGTTCGGAAAAGTCGCCGACAAACAAGGCAAGACGCGGTTGGTTCGCCAGCTGGAGTTCAAGTCCCGGCCTGGGGCCTCCATCAAGGACCAAACCTCGCTGTTCGCCAAGCCGATCACGCAGCCAACCTTGGCGAAACTCGCCACGAAACTCGCGGAAACCAGCCCCCAAAACATCAAAGAAGACGTAGAAAACAAGAAAGAGGCATAGGAAATGGCTCAGAAGCTATCCTTCTCCAATATTGCTGTCCCCGACCAGAAAACAATTGAGCAGGCCGCGTTCCAGGGCTACACCGGTCCCACCCCGCCTCCCGGAAAGTACAGGGCAAAGCTCGCCGGAGTTCAAATTCAGGTCCGAGATACCGGAAACGTCTTTGTGGTTCGCTACGTCATCAACGAGACTGGCGAGCTGAAGAAGTACAACGGTTGCGCGATCTTCGACCGCCTCACCCTTCCTGAACAGCAAAAGGACGGAGAGTACTACACCATCCGCCTCCGCTCTTTCAATGACTTCTGCCAGGCCGCATCCGAAGGTAAAGGCACTCTGCGTGACTTCACTAAGGCCCTCGCAGATGGCAAGTACAAGGTCGAGGAAACCCAGCGAGATGGCACCTTCAAGCTTCTGGTTGTTGCCGGTAAGCTATTCAACTTCAATAAAGAACACGACGTCTTCATTGAATTGCGCCACTCCCCTAACGCAAATGACGTCAACAACCCGTACCTGAATGTTCGCTACATTGTCATGGCCGACACAGCTCGTCTGTGGGCTGGCGAGGAAGACAACGCTGCCGCCGAAGACGATGTTGTCGACATCACTGATGTCACCGAGGAGATCGACGATGATGAAGTCGATGGCCTAGATGAAGACGACGATGATGACTTCGACGACTTGGACGACCTGGACTAGGAGAAAACAATGATTGCCTCAACCCGCGATCTCGAAATCGACTTCTACACCCTCCAATCATGCGGGCAGTGCGACGTAATGAAGCGGAAGCTCAACGAATGGCGAGAGCATGTGCCGGAGCGTCTAAAGGGCCATGTCGATGTGCGAATGCATCAACTAGAAGATATGACCGAAGAGGAACGCTCAGCCTTGGCAAAGGAGTATGGCGCGGTATCTGCTCCTGTGGTGGTAGTCAAACACTTGAAAAAGTACTCAGGGCCCGTCACTCACGTCACTTCTGGCCTGCAGCCAGACCGCCTCATCGACATGTTAGATGATGATGTAGTTGCATGGGACGACCCCGACGACCTATAATCACCTGTAGCCAGAACCAGCTGGCTTGAAGAGTGTTTAAACGCCCTCGGATATACTCTGGGGGCGTTTTCTCTAGGAGAAAACAATGAGATTTGTTTCACTACACGGGCACACGTCGTTCTCGTTCGGGGACGGACACGGCAGCCCTGCAGCACACGTTGAGCGCGCCAAACAGCTCGGCATGTCGGCCATCGCCGTCACCGAGCATGGTAATGTTTCAAGCCACGTTCAACTAGAAAAAGCCTGCAAAGACGCAGGAATCAAACCCATTTTCGGGGTTGAGGCGTATGTCGCTCCCCCACAAACCAAGGCCAAGTTTCATCAAACCATTCTCGCCATGACCCAGCAGGGGTACCGGCAACTCAGCCGCCTTGTCACCATGTCTTATGACGAGGGCATGTACCACAAGCCAACCATCCACCCTGAGTGGCTGCTCGACCCGAAGCTCACCAGCGACCTGGTTGTTTTGAGCGGCTGCGCTGATAGTTGGTTATCCTGTACTATCGCCGGAGGAAAAGGAACCGATTACGAGCGGATTGATAAGGCTGAGCAGGTTGAGTTTCTGACGGAGGAGGACAAGGCCACCCGCTACGCTGAGGCATTCTGCCTGGTGGAAAACTACCTGGATTGCTACGGCGACCGCTTCTACCTGGAGGTCCAGCGTTTCAAGAACTACGCGCGCACCCGCCTCATCAACCAACAGATTTGCCTCCTGTCGGATGATCTCGGCGTTCCGCTTGTCGGCACCGCCGACGTACACTACCCCCTGCCGGAGGACTGGTCGACACAGCTGGCCCTCAACTCTATCGCGTGGAAAGTGCCAGAGGAGGAGTTGTCCGCGAAGCGAGACTACAGCGCCGACCCGTGCACTTTCCCGCTTAGCGATAAAGAGTTCGCCAGAGACCTAATTGCCGCCGGTGTGCCGAAAGACAAGGCCATCCAGGCCACCAAAAACACGGCCAAGGTCGCAGATCGGCTTAACGTGGTGCTGCCGAAAACCCCGGATGTTCGTTTCAGCGGTTCCGACGGCACAGATGAAACCGCGCAGAGGATGCTGGTCGACCACATCAAAAAGGGCCTGCGTCGACGGGCCGAGAATCCGCGGTTCAAGAAAGACTACATGGGCCGCAAACAGGAGTACCTGGACCGGATCAAGAAGGAACTGGCGGTTATTAAACCGAAGGGCTTCTCTGACTACTTCCTCATCAACGAGCAAATCATCGGCTGGGCTAAGGCCCAGGGTATCGCCGTCGGCCCGGCACGCGGGTCTGCCGCTGGCTCCCTGGTGTGCTTCCTGCTGGGTTTGACGGAAATCAACCCCATGCTGTACCCCGAAATGCTGTTTGAGCGTTTCCTGGACCCAGGCCGCGAAGACCCGCCGGATATTGACACCGACTATGAGAACGAGCGGCGCCACGAGGTGTTCGAGTATGCGCGCACCCAATACGGTGACGCCAACGTCGGAAACATCCGCAACTTCACCAGGTACAAGGGCAAAACCGCTGTCAAAGACGTGGGCCGGTCCCGCAACATACCCTTGCCGAAGGTGGAGCGCTACGCTTCCTTGATCGGCGAACCGCCGTTTGGTGACCCCCGCGAGTTCAACTCCGCCGAGGATGCAGCCACCTCATTTAAGGAGTGCGCTGACATTCTAAATGAGTACCCGGATTTGGAGCGTGCTTTCCGTATTGAGGGTGACATGAAAACCTTCAGCGTGCACGCCGCTGGGATGGTTATTAGTAACCTACCAATCCACGAAACTTGCGCTGTGTACAAAACCAAGAAGACCAGTGGGGAAGAAGCGGACGCCATTGCTTTCGACAAGCGGGACGCGGGCTACCTAAACATGCTAAAACTGGATTGCCTTGGTCTAATCACCATGTCGACAATTGCCGACGTCATCAAAATGACGCCGGGGCTTACCTTGCAGGACATGTACGACCTGGAGTTCAACGACCCGAAAGTGCTTAAAGCTTTCGCCGACGATGACTTGACTGGTATTTTCCAATTCGAGGGCCGCTCCACCCGCGGGATCGTTCGGGATATTTACACAGGCCGCGACGTCGTGCCGACGTTCATGCAACTCGCCGACATCAATGCACTGTCTCGGCCCGGCTCGCTGTCCAGTGGAATGACCGGCCGCTACATCAAGGTTGCGCGCGGCGAGGACCGAAAATCTCTGCACCCAGTCGTCGACAAGATTCTGGAGAAAACCAACGGCTGTCTTGTGTATCAGGAGCAGGTGATGCACATCGGCAAACAGTTCGGAGGCCTGTCCGACCACGAGATTGGCTTATTGCGCAAGATTATCGGCGCGAAGAAGGCCGGTGGCGCGTTTGATGAGTTCTGGGCCAAGTTTAAGGAAGGCTCAGCGCGGCTGTATGGGGCCAATGAGAAGCTGGCACGCGAAATTTGGGACTATATGGCGGCGTCCAGCTCCTACCTGTTTAATGCTTCCCACGCCATTTCCTACGCCGCCGTGGCGTATTGGTGTATGTGGCTGAAGGTCTACCACCCCGCGGCCTTCTACGCGGCTTCTTTGCGTTCAGCTGCAAAGAAAAACAAGAAGAAGGACTCGGTTGACCCGCAGTTGCCGATTATGCAGGATGCAGTCGCGCACGGCGTCACCGTCAGCCCGCCAATCCCCGGCATTAGCCGATCGAGCTGGTGGATTAATGAGGAAGGCTCAGGCGTTGTTGCCGGATACACCCAAATCCCAGGCATCGGCCCCCGCGTGGCGGAGGGCATTATGGCCCTGGAGTCTGTGACATCGTGGAGTGACTGCCTACCTGTTCGAGGTTTCGGGCCTAAAGCCCTGGATAAGGCCGAGGCTTTCTGCGCCAGCGGAGACCCGTTTGGTATCTCGCTAAGCGTCTCGGTTATTTCAGCTGTTCGAGACGCCATTGTTGACGGCAGAGTCGCTCTACCTCACCCCACAACCGACCCCGCTCTTATGACAGGCCAGAATGGCCAAATCGAGACCTACATTGGCCATATTGTGGCTATTAAACTCGTCGACGTCATCCAGGACACCTGCACCCGCGAGAACAAAACCCGCGAGCAGGTTGTGGCTGAGATGGAGCGACCAGAGTTGTCGACTAAGGCGAAAATCATCACAATGGCCTCGAATGGTGTTGAGGTCCATGTGAACGTGTCCAGGTACAACTATCCCCGCCTGCGACAGGAGTTTGAGGGACTGGACCTATCCAAGCCACATGTGGTTCACACCACAGGCAAGGTTTCCACAGACTTCGGTCCCGCCGTACAAGCGTCCCAGGTTACTGTTTTTGAGATGGAGGAAGAAAAATGAGCTACAGCGAAGTGATCCAAATGTCGATGGAGTCCGCTCCGCTGGCGATAATCGGGGTTGATCCAGGGGTTACCACCGGAGTCGCCATCGCAACTCTACAAAGGAAAGAGATCGGCTCTCTGGCGGACGTGTTCGTGGAGATGGGGCAGCTGTCGTATGGTTTCAGCGGAAACGGCTTCGATATCATCGAGTCCGCCAGCGCTGAGGAGGGTGAGGCAAAGGTTGCGGCAGAGATTGCACAGCTGGTGCGCACAGCTGTTTTACACGGAAGCCGTGTTGTCCTGGTTATTGAGGACTTCGTTGTCCGCCGGTTCGACAGCAGCCGCGAGTTCCTGTCCCCAGTGCGCATCACGGCCAGGATACAACAAGAGCTATTCAATGACACGATCTGTCAAGGGGTAACAGTAGCGACGCAGTCTCCGTCCGACGCCAAACAAACCTGCACTGATGAGAGGATGAAGAAATGGGGAATCCAGCCCAAGACACACAAGGACCGTCACGGATTGGATGCGGCAAGACACTGCGTCTTGTTCATCCGCAAGTTGATGGCCAATCCGAACCAGACGCTCCCTGGCTAGTCTCCTACGCTGACATCGCGTGGCTCGCGGGCTGGAAGCGCGGCGAAGTTCCTCGCAGGCGTTTCCAGGCGGCTGCAAAACGTCTCGGTGTCGGGTGGCACACCTGGTTTAACCGGAGGGGAGTTTTCTACCCTGAGGAGGCTCTGGAGGTGGTCAAGGAGATCGCCGGTAGGCTCGACAGCTCGCCGCACGTTGACTACCCCTACGTAGAAGCCAATGTCCTGTCGGCTGGAACCGACCTCGCCGACGGCTACCCGTCCCACACTCTCTCCCGGCTAATCCACGGTGACCCCGACTGGGGTGACAGCGCGCGGTTGTTTAGGTTGAGAAGGGGAAATGAGGACGGATGGATCGTGGCCCCGGAGCACCCCTGCATGAACTTGTACCCCTGGATCAAAAGCGGTACTCTTGTTTTTCGTAGAGATGCTATCGAAGAACTAGAAAAGGCAGGATACATTGTCGAGTAGGGAACTTGCTTACAGCGAGGCTTCGGAGGCGATGCGACAAACCCTCAAAGCCATCGAGCTTGACAAGCAACATAAAGTATACGGTCGGGAAGGCACCCAGGAGGTCGCCTGGCTGGCGAATGAGCCATTGAGCATGGAGGACTTGGGTGACACCATCTGGGCCTCCCTGGCAGCCGCTGGGTTTGTTCTAACACACGACCCGGACCGGGCACGACCAGAGGAACTCATAGTGGCGTTCACTGTACGTCAGGCTGCGCAGCATGAGTCGTGAGCTGAAGCCCCCATGCGAAACGCGCGGGGAGCTTTTCGAGTTGTATCGAAGCCAGGAAGAAACAGACGGCCAACGAGGGTACCGCATTCCACTTGCTTTGGCGGTGTGCGAAACATGCCCTTTGAACCTAAAGAAACGCTGCGCCAAGACGCGACCTGAGGGCCGGTTCGGTCATATCGGCATCTGGGGTGGAGAGATCGGAGTAAAGAATGAAGGCTAGAGAAGCATATACTAGAGCGGGATGGCCGGTGGTAGTTCCTGTATCCAGCGGGAAAAAGTACCCACCAGCCGAAGGGGTAACGGGAAACGTACCGGCTCCGAGCCACAAAGAGATGTTGGAGATATGGGAAAAGTATACGCCGACACAGCCTAACCTAGCGCTACGCCTGCATTCTGGCCGAGATGACTTCGACGTCATTACCGTGGATGTCGACCACTACGGAGTAAAAACTGGCGTCGACACGATCCGCGAGCTAGAGAGGCAACTGGGAGCGTTCCCGTGGTCTGCTCCTATGTCGACTCGTCGCGACCCATCTACACAGACGGGACAGTATTTCTTTCGCGTGCGCAAAGGCATGTCATGGAAGGGGGCCATCGGCCCCGGTATCGATGTGATCCAAGACACCCACAGGTATGCCGTGGTGTACCCGAGCATCGTCGAGGGCCTACAGTACCGCTGGTACATCGACGGCGAACCGTCAGAGATTCCTCGAATTGATGACTTGCCGTGGCTCCCCGACGCCTGGCAAGACTACACTTCCGCTGGCGCGGCCAAAGAACACCACAACAAGTCCAAATCCAAGGTAGCAGCCGCGCCGCGCGGTAAGGCTCGGATGCGCGCCGCCATTAGTTGGCTCCGTGAAAACACCCTCCGCTACGGCCACAAGGACGCGCTGCCGACCGAGGCGATGCAGAAGACATACGGACCAGAATTCATAGAGGCTCTTGGAGGAAACGCGCACGACACAATGTTGGCGGCTGTACATCAAGCGGTTCGTCTGGCCCTAGAGGCTCATACAGGCTTGAAGGTGGCGCTTTCTCGGATTCGTCGCGCTTTTGTTGATGAGGTTACAGGCTCTCGCGCTGGTGCGTCGCGACGTACCGAGGAGTCCGCACTGGGCGAATTCGAGCGCGCGCTGATCGGAGAGGTGGAGAAGGCTGAGGTTGAATCCGCAAACGGAACTCGTTTCCTTAGCCAAGATGTCGATGAGGAGGTGCTTATGAGGCTCAATCGGACATTCTTACGTCAGGCTGCGGTTAAACGTCCAAAAGGCGTCGACTTGTCGCTATTCCGCGACACAGATCGCGCGCATGCCGAGATGTTTGCGGCGTATTGGGGTCAAGACGTTTTAGTCACACGTGACAAAAACACCAAAGAGTTTGCTGTTTGGGACGAGGAGACTAAGCGTTATTCATTTCGCACTCAAAACGAGATGTTCCAACTTCTGTACACTGCAACCTCAGATCGCATCCGTTACGAAGCAGACAAGATTGCACAGCGCGCGGCTGAGCTAAAGAATGCTCTTGGCTCCCGCCAGGCTCCACCGGATACCGACGACCCGGACGATCTTTTCTCTGAAGCCAACAACCTGCGAAAACGCGCAGACAGTATCGAGTCGACTTCTAGGAGCCTGAACATCCTAAAACAGGTTCACTCTGTCTACGACCAGCCATCAGCGATCCAGGATTTTGACTCAACTCCAGGCCTCATTGGTTTGCTTGGTGGGGAAACCATTGACGTAGGAAGTCTGGACTCAATCGGTTATGCGCGCACATCTAAGCGAAAAGACCGCCTAACAATGAATACGCAAGTACGCTTGGTTCCAAACGCAAAGCACCCTGGATGGAATAAATTCCTTGACAAATTCCTTCCGGACCCAGAACTACGCAAGTTTACGCAAAAGGTGCTAGGATACTCCCTTGTCGACGGAAACCCTGAGAAGATCGTCGTGTTCTTGTGGGGGCCGTCGAACACCGGCAAAACAACCATCCTGGAGGCGTGCGGCGCGGCATTAGGCGATTACGGCGGAACCATTGACGCCAGTGCCCTATTCGGAAAGAGTAACCGAAGCGGCCCGGCCCCAGAGCTCATTGACAGCTTCTTCCGGCGGTTCGTCTTCATGTCTGAGGTCGGCGACACGCATGTTCTGTCGGCAAACGCCATCAAACAGGCCACCGGTAACGACACCCAGAAGAACCGCCTGCTCTTCTCCAACGAGATGATTTCTGGCTCGCCGAAATTCACCCCTTACATCTCCACCAACACAGTCCCGGAGGTTAAAGGATCGGATAAGGCGCTAGCCAACCGCCTTGTTGTAATCCCATTCCTTAGCGAGAATAAGCCTTCAAAGGTGAAGTGGGAGGAAGATGTGCGACGCAACCCGGAAATCCAGTCCGCTGTTCTCGCGTGGCTACTTGAGGGCTGCCGAATGTACCTTGAAGAAGGGCTGGACCGAGATAGTTTCCTTGTTGAGGTAAGCAATGCCTCCGCTGAGTTCGCTTCTGATGTTGACCCTGTGTCAGAATTTATTTCCGAGGTGCTGACAACCGGAGTCGACGGAGAGATTTTGGAAGACCAACTATGGACCTTATGGCAAGAATGGTGCCTTGTGCGCGGCCTACGGGACTCTGAGGTGGGTGACCGACGGCGCCTGCGCAAGAGACTTAAGGGCCACGGGATCAACAACCGTAGAACGATGGATAAAGACAGGAAACATTATCGTCTTTTTGTTGGAGTAAGCGTTAAATAAAAGAACCCCCGCCTCAGTAAAGAGTAGCGGGGGTTTCGTCACCTGTGACGATTACTTAGCAAGGTTGCTGCGCATCTTGTCGAACAGGGATTCAATGTCGGTGCCAACAAGGTCACTGACCGTGGCTTCAGGCTTGCGATGCTTGCCTTCCGCTCCGGCAGTCGGGGCAGCCTTGACGACTTCCTTGTTCTTGTCGGCGATGAAGTGCGTCAGCTCTTCCACCACCTTGTTGGTTATGTCCTGAGCGTTGCTCGGGGACACGCCGTTCTTGGTGAGACGAGTGGACAGGGCCGCCAGGAAAGCGGCAGCAGCGCCAACGATCACCGCAGACTTGTCGACGCGACCAGTGGACGCGAACGTGGCTGCGATGGCAGCGAGCGCACCCGCGAGGGAGCCGACGAGGGAGTTGACGGTGTTGGCGTAGCGGCGGTACAGGGACTGTCCGGCGACATAGTCACCAACAGCGGCACCGACCTGGCTGAAAAGGTTGTTAGCCATTTTTACTTTGCAATTCCTTCCTTGACCATCCGGTCATGAACAATCTTATCAGGGTCTTGACCAAGGGCCCGGATAATGAAATCCATTTTCGCCTCAAGGCCGTAGGTGCGGGCATCCCCGATGCCCGCCCACTCCTCGGCGGACATGAAACGTTCAGGGTTGATACGGGACTGAATCTGCATATTGAGCAGTTCCTCCAATTCGTCTAGTTCTTTGGGTGGATTGTTCGAGTAGGTGTACCCCTTCGGCGGGATCATGGTCGCCATCTGCTCGAACGAGCAAGCGTACTCGAAAGGCCAGAAGCCGGAGTCCGCGACATGGAAGTGTCGGCGTCCGCCGTTCACCTCGTAGCCGACGATACATACGTAGTGGTACACGGTACCGCCGCCGTAGGACGGGGTTGTGGTGCCTAGGGTGGCCTGCGGGTAGTTGCTTGGAGGTACCACGATGTTGGCGATCACCGGGAAACCAGCGCGGATGCTGCGTTTCACGTTCTGCCAGAAGTCCTCTGACTCCGCGTAGGTCGGCGGGTCGTGCGGCATGTCGACGGTCACGTAGTTGGCGCCTGGGGCGTACTCTTCGATCACCGGCGGGAACAGGCCGATGTAGTCGGTCCCGTCCTCCGTGGTGCGCAGTTTCTGCGCGAGCTCAGCCTCCGGAACAAGTCGGCCAATCAGCGAGCTCAGCAGGGTTTGGGTGGATGCGGGGCCGCACCAGTACCCGGTTTCCTGCACAAGGTCGGTGTTGATGTACGGGAGAATAACCCGTTCGTCTGGTTCGGTCACAAGCTCCTCCGGTAGGATTGCGTCCCCGAGGGACAAAGCCTTCAGGAAACGCCGGTTGCGGTCTTCGATGCCGTTGGTGCCTCCGTTGATTGCGCGGGTCGCGCGCTCGAAGAAACCCCAGCGGGTGATGTCGTCCAGGTTGCCGTCGGCAGCTGCGTTCGCGAACTCGTTGAGGCGTGGGCGGGCCACCGTCCAGTACCACACGGCCCCGAGAAAGCCATACTCGTCCGACGACAGCAGCGTCGGCTTGTCAACAAAGAATGTGGGAGAGTCCACATACCCGTTGTCGAAAGCCCAGCGGCTCAAAGCCGCGTAGTTGTTGCGGCCCGTCACCTGGATCGGTCCGCGGCCCTTATAGCGGGGGCCGTCACCGGCCTGGGTGTTGCCAAGGTCGCTTCGCCATTCGTAGGCGCTGCCGTCCGCGTACTCCTCCATCGCGTCCAGGCCGACACTTTCGTGGCCTAGTTGAGCGATGAACATGGCGGCCCGCGGGATGTTGGTGCACCCCGCCTGGACCAGGGCGCGGTTGAACGCCGGGGCTAGTTGCTCGTAGCGCGCAAACGGCGCGCGGTTAAACATCACTTCCGCCAAAATATGCGGTTTAACCATTCGTTACCTCCTTATTCGTCGTTCGTAACGCAGGTTGTCTTCCATTGTTCCGCCTGACTCTTCTTTCGACCCCCCTGCCGGGGCTCGTCCAGTGTGGTTGGACATGAGGAGGCAGGTTATGTTGTTCCACTCGAAACCGCCGTACCAGTTTCTCCAGTTATTGGAGCGAACCCACAGGCGCACGCTGTAGCCCGCGCGGGGGACCACAATGGCCTCGGAGAAGTGAAGAGTAGCCTCAATATCCGCTTTTGTGGTTGTTATTCGGGTTTCACGCAGCTGGTCGGTTTCGGTGTAGGTTTTCAGTTCATTCCACGTGTGGTAGTTGCCCTGGTGGCCGCCTGTAGGAACTAGTCCCGCTGTTGCTCGGGTGAACACAATCCAGGTTCCCGGCTTGTCGAAAACCACGCGGCGGTTCGCCACGTCCAGGTGTGCACCCTGCGACGCACCGAAAGTCTGGTTGAACGGGATAAGCCGCTCGTTTTGCCGGGGGTCGTTCCAGCCGATGTTTTTCAAGGCTTGCAGCAGGCCGCCTCCAGCGTTGACCGTAGTGTCACAGTACGCAGAAATATAGCCTTCTGGGATCAAATCAAGACGCTGGGATATTTCTCTGTCGAGGGCCTGCTTGGCCTCGGCGATTTTTGCCTCTGTCGCTGGGATGATGTCGGTTTTGATCCGCTGGACTTCTTGCTTTGTGCTGGTGATTTCACCCTGAGCGGCAGAAACCCCGCCTGTGTTTGTCGTAATGCGTTTGTCATGCTCGCCGAGCTCCTTGACAATGTTGCCGAACACACTGTCACCCGCAACCGCGTTGACTTTGACAAGTCCGGTTTCCGCCAGTTTTTCTGCGTCGGTACGGTCGTCGTGACGCAGGCCGCCGGGCTGGGTGATGACAATGTCACGTCGGTTAACGTCTGAGGGCGGTATCGCCGCTGATTCCGCTGGGTTGTCCCACAGGTCTTCATTCCAGTGTGGGTGGTTCACGATCTTCGACACTGTCCATCACTCCCTTCGTAATCTGCTGGTCAAGGTCATTAAGTTTTCTGATAAGGATTTTGATTCGTTCTGTTTCTTTCCCGCCAATGTCGGCCAGTTCGTTGCGCAGCAGGCGAATCAACTCGCTAGCTACTAGTTGCCATCGGGAAAGCATTTTCTCGGTATTCTGCGTCACCTTACTCTCGGCTCGCAGCTCATCGATTTCCCTGGCTAGTGTCTTGTAGCTCCGGTTCATTGGTTTTTTGATGCTGAACCGAATGTTTTGACGGACTGTACCAACGAGAACTGTGATGGCCACCACAAGGAAGGTGACTTGGCCAAGAGTTGTTGACGTGTCCAACCGGCTAAGGTCGGGAAACGTCACTACTCGACCCCCTCAAAAAAGTATATTTGCGCCAAAATAGTATGGATTGTTCCAATAAACAAAGCCATAATCCCAACCCCGAAGAAGGGGCTAGGGCTGTGCATGATCCCACCGATTGACCACACGAGACCAAGGGCGGCCCACACCGCTCCGGTAATAATGTGGGCTGTGCGGACATGCTTCATTTTGGCCACGCACACAAGCAACATGACCCCGGCCAGAGGGAAAATCACATCCCAAAGCTCAACGCCGCCAAAAGTAAGCGACAGCCACCACTCATCCGGCGGGGTTTTGGGTTTAACAAGCATGGATGTCGGACCAATGAAAAGACCGCCGAAAGCAATAGTCATGACAGACATAACAAAACCTAGCCGTTGTAGGGCCGAAACAGTGCTGTCTCCACGGCGGTCCTTCGGGTCAATGTTGACCATCCAGTTTGTGTTTCCGACTGTCATCCGAGCACCTTGACCTGACCAGCGGCGTTCTTCATCTTCAGCTGGCCGCCGTGCGCGTACACCACGATTCCGCCGACAGGGGTCGCTGGTTCGTTTTCCACAAAGTTGAATTTTGCTGGCATGTTGAACTCGCCGGGGGCTATCTCGCCGCGGTCGCCGAACAGGTTGCGTAGCATAACCCAGCCACCGCGGGTGTACACGAACCCGGTTTTTGTGACCTTATTAATGGCGAAAAACTGTTTGATCGGTGTACCAAGGGCACGCATCCGCGAGGTGCGGTCTCGTAGTTTCTCCAGCGCCATGTTGTCCGATTCCTCGTCCAGCACAAGGTCAATCGCTAGACTGGAGCCGGGAGGGCCCTGTGGACCCTCTTTACCGGGTGGCCCGGAAGGAATCGGCAACTCGGCCACGCCGTCCTCCACAAGGAGAAACGCACGACGAGTCTTCTTAAAGTCGAGGGCATCCCCATCCTCGCTGAACCGCAGCCTAACTAGGATGTCCCCTAGAGTGTTTTGATCTGCCAAAGTGTTCTCCTTATTCTGCGTTGAAAGCCGCGGTTATGGCGCGCAGGAACTGCGCGTTGCGGCGGGACTGGATTGCCCACGGCTCCTCTGGCCTATCTGATTCTCCGAGGCGAACCTCAAAAACCACGCCGTTTTCACGGTTCGCGGTCAACGTGACCTGTTTCAGTCGTTCCGGGATGATGCGGTCACTGTCGTCATCCTCCCAGCCAACCGGGTCCAGGAGGTCGAAGTCCTCAAACACCCTGAATGGCAGGAACGAGTTCACGTTGCCAGTGAACTGCGCGGTCTTGTACCCAAGGGCACTGTACCGCTGCATACGCAGAGCCTGTGCCGCGTCGCGGGAATAAGCAGTGTAGCCTTTCCCGCCGTAGTCCTCCGGCAGGGCGAAATCACCGAGGAAACGCTTCTGGTCGGAGTCTTCCGCGCGTTGGTACGCGAAGAAAATGTCCTCCAGCTTCCCGGTGATCCAGCCGGTGAGGGCCGAGAACCCTATTCCTATTAATCTTAACACCTGCTGGATAAGCGTCCTTGCGATGAGCTTGATGCCCTGGTTCAAAAACTCATTCGACTTGCCACCGGTGATAGAGCAATAGGTGGTGGGGGCGAAAGCATTGACTTCCTGCTGGTGCCAGTGCTCATCACTGGAGCGCAGAATCGGCCACGACACGTTGTAGCGGCCTGTATCCGTGCCGAAAAAGTCGCGTAGGAACTTGGTGTCAACGGTCGGCTGCAGGCTCGGCGGAATGTCGTAGCGTCCGAAAATACCACGAATAAATGTGCGGATTTCGCGGGTGATCTCCGCAAAGAAGGAACGGTATGTCGGGTTGAGCCTGGTGCGATCCTTGTCGACGAAGTCGATGACAATGCCGGGTTTCGCCATATTGATTCCGCTGATTTTCGGGTCACGGCCAGGCACATAGCAGTAGACATCCGGGAGGATGTTGTTGTCTTTGCACGTCTCCGCGACAAGCTCCGAAATCGGCGTCATCTCCGCCACAAGCGCCACATTTGGTGTGGTGTCCGCTCCTTTAGGGGTCGGCGGGACGATCACGGGGTGCATGAAAGACTGTAGGTCACGCCACTTACCAGGGTCGTTCTGGTAGTCCGCGAGCTTGTAGTTGGCGATGAGCCTGTGCTGGTTAGCCTGAAGGCGAACGGCGGCCTTGATGACGTAGTCTTTCATCACATGGATCGCCGGGCCTAGCGCGATGTCCCGCTTCGGGAACTGCGCGTTGAGCACCGCGAACGGACTCGGCCACGCCAGGATATGCTGTAGCCACACTTTGTCATGGTCCAGCTCCACCTTGATGGTGGACTGGGGTCCGTTGCCGGTGCGGGTGCTGCGGCTGACACGACCGGTCCAGGTTTTGATTAGGCTGCCAGCGCGGTACACCAGGAAGTGCACGAGGCACACCTGCAGATTGGACCGCATGAAATGCTTAGACCAGGCGCTGGTGCCGCCGATGGTGAAGGAGCTGGCATCAGACGAGTCCGCCTCAGACGTCCAAGTGATGGATAGGTCCGACCAGTCGCCGACGTCGCCGAGGTAGCGCGCGGTGCCGTCGCGGACTTCGATCCGCACCGTGTACTCGTTGTCGGACTCTACGGACTGCCTCCGCTGGTGGAGACTGGTTTGGTTGAAAAATTCGGCTATGTCCATGACGTGAACTCCGGCGAGTATTTAAGACGCGGCAGGGCATCCCCGGAGCGGGTTTCATCCGTCACGTGACGAATCTCCAGGGTGTTCATGGTTTGCGGCTCCAAACAGAAACGAGGCCGCTGGCCAACCATACTTGGCCACAGGTTCACAATAGTGCCGTTTTTCTGGCGCTTAAGGAAAGTTGGGTTCTTCGGGTTGTAATCGAGTTTGGCGACCTCCCCCTCGGCCAGGCCGGGGGTGCGCAGGTTCGGCTGTTCATAGCCCAGCGAAAACTCCCACTGGCCGGGGCCAGGTAGGTACAGCTCCGGGTATACCCGCGGCGCCGTCGACGCATTAAAGAACGTCACCCGGTAACGCTTGCCGCCAACAGGCTTGAAAACCTTTTCTTCACGGTAGCCGAAGAAGTACGCCGCGTCGGACGTCCAACCCCACTCCATGCCTTTGATGGTGTTGTGCAGGCCCCAGTCCTTCTCAATGGTGCCCTGCCCCGCACCCTCAGCGGCCATAGCCGACAAGTAGCGGGGCTCGCGTCCGCGGGTAAGGAACCACAGGCGACCAGGTGAGCCGTGCTGGTGGTTTGCGTACCAGCGGTCTTTGTTGCGGTACAGATCGGCAACATCCTCGCCGAAAATGTTGATCGACGCTTTGATGTTGCGGCGGGTGGCCACCGCCGACACGAACTGTGAGCCGGGAGTGTTCGCGTCGGCGTCGTAGCGGTATTCGGTTACCGGCAGCTCCAGACCGTCCATCCCAGGGGCCAGTTCGACCCCCAGGTTAGCACGGTAGGCTTTGGGGCCCGAGAGGAAGAAGCGGTCGCCGTTGACCCACTTGGAGCCGTCCCATGTGGGTGGCCCCTGGTAGATGATCCATGTGGGCTGGTCGGTTTTCAATGTCACCTCGTCCTAATCGTCTGTCGGCGCTGCTGCTGGTATTGCATGTGATTGACTGTGTTAATCAACTCGCCGCGCGACATACCGGTGTTGATGGTTCCGATGAACGGAGCCTCACGGCCCGCGCCAATAGAGCCACTGGCCACAGTCTCAACGGCAGCTGCGATGGCTCCAGGAATGAAGCCCTCAAGGTCCGTCTTCAACTGCTTGTCCTGTTGGTTGGAAATAACAGCGACGTTGTGCGCCAGGCCGGAAGGGTCACCGGCGGCTGCCGCCTGCCACGCGGGGATCGCAGCAGCGATCTCCTCTTGACTTGATTTTACAACGTCGTAGAAGGTGACCATTTCGCTGGCCAGGGCACCAAGGCCGGTAACGGAGCCAAGCTGCTTGACGGTTTCCTTGCCGACCTTCTCTTCAGTGGTTTCCTCACGAGCGTAAGGATTGGTACCGTCGTCTCCGAGAACTTTGTACCCGTAGTAGTACTCCCCGGATTCCTTCAGCTTCGCAATCCGCTGGTCCTCGGCCTGCTCCTCCTTACGAATCCGCTCCTCGTCGGCGTTCAGCTCCTTGCGTAGAGCCTCATCCTCCTCCTTATGGCGAGCCTCAACAGTTTTCTTCTGCTCGTCGTTGAGGTCTTTGAGCTCCTCCTCATGGCGCTTACGAAGCTCATCCTGTTTCTTCTTATCGGATTCCTCAGTGGCTTTCTTCCGTTCTTCGCGAGCAGCGTCGCGAGCCTTCTGCTTGGCTTCGTCCTCTTCTTTATCCAGGCGCTCCTTGGCGGCCTTCTCGGCAGCCAGGTACACGCTCGGGTCGGCGGAAGCCTCAAGGGTCTTCGACAGGGCGTAGTTTCCGCGTTCAAAAGCCTTGTTGATTTCACCCTGGTCACCCTGGACAATCTTGTTCAGGTCAACCGGGTCTAGCTTCATGGTGCCGTCGATGCGGGACTTGAACACGTCGTGCAGGGAGCCTGAGATGCGGTCAACCTGGTCGTCACGGTACTTGGCCATGTCGCCACGGATACCTTGGATGCCAAGGTTCAGACGGCGGAAGCCCTCCTGCAGATCGTAAGGCTGGCGCTGGTACGCCGAGATCATGGCTGGCATGAGTTCAAACACGAACGAGTTGAACGCGCGGGTTTGTGCAGGGGACAGCACTCGCTCTGGTTCTAGCGTGTACTTCGGCATGTAGCCGATACCCAGGGCCTCGCCGCCGCTGTCGTAGCCGTGGCCGTGGCCCCACATGGAAGTCAAGTCGTTGCCGTACTTCGACTTGTAGTAGCGTAGGGCCGCGTTCATGTTGGCCCACGGATCGCGGCGATCATCCGGCAAGGACGGGTCGCGGTACGCGGCGAACGTACCGGGGATGATCTGCAACAGGCCGACGCCAGCACTGTCACCAGTGCCGTTGACATCAACGATCTGCTGCGAGATTCCTGGGTTACCACCAGACTCGGACTGAATCTGCTTCAGCATGGCGTTGACCTGCGCGGGGTCGTCGGCGTTGAACCCGTTGCGGCGCATGGCCTCCATCGCCATTTCACGCCACGACTCAACGTCGCCGGACACGCCGCCAGCGCCATCGTAGGAGCCAGCACCGCCGCCGAAGCGCGGAATCTTGCTGAAGATGAAGTCTTTGACGCCGTCCAAAACCTTGTTGGTGAGAGCGTGCATGGCTTGGCCAGCAATACCGGCGAAGCCTTTCATCTGGTCGCGGATCGGATCGAAGGCTCCGCCAATAGCTTCCTTGATCTTATTGAACATGCGGGACCAGAAGCCGCCGCCGTTGCCGCCATTACCACCGGAGATGAACTCGCCGAGGTAGTCGGCCAGGGTGTAGTGAAGGCTGAACAGGGGGTTGTCGGAGCCGCGAGCGCCGCCGCCAATCTGCACGCCGTGGTCACCAGCGGACTCGATGTTGACGCCGTCAATGGTTCCGGCCATGTGTGAGTTGGGGCCACCGCCACCACGCATAATACCAATGGTGACGCGACCATCAAGGCCAGGCTTGAAGCCGAACTGTTCGAACGCGGATTCGGTGCTGAACAGGCGGCCTGCGCGGAGGTCTCGGCCGTTGAGGAAGTTAACCACGCCAGACCAAATACCAGAGCAGTCCCACGAGGGATTGCCGTCGCCGCCGTATTGATAGGGTTTACCATGCTCAGGCTTAAGGGCTTCGAACAAGGCAGCGATCCGACCATCAAGGTCGACAACACCGCCGTTGGCGTAGGCTGCACCCTCGCCGAGCATCCGCTGAACGCCTTTGACACCCTGTTTGCGGGCCACATTGTTCATGGCCTCGACGGCAGCGGGGCCACCAACAGCCTTGGTCCATTCGGGACGCATGATAGCCTCGCCGCCGGACAGAGCAAGGCTGCCGCCGGTTGGGCTCCAGAATTTGTGCGGGTCGCGTCCTGGGCTGTAGCCAGGCATCACACCACCCGTTGCGAAGCGCATCTCATCCACGGCTGGCACTGGTGCCAGGTTTCCGAGTTTACCGCCAAGGAACTTCTCGTTGATGTGGTTCCACGTTCCGACAATGCCCTTGTTCACAACAATGTCGATGAACGCACGAACCGGGTCGGCGAAGATTTTCTTCAATAGGTTCCAGTGGTTCTTGATGCCGTCGACGCCAGCCTTGAAGATGTCTTTCAGCCAGTCGATGGCTGGCTGGAAAATATGGTCAACAACCCAACGGAAGCCGTCGCCGGTTTTGCGTAGCGAGTCGCCAAGGAAGTTGAAGTAGGGGACAACGAGGTTGTTGACGACCCAGCCGATGGCGTCCGCGAGTTTATGGAAAGACCAATCCATGAAGTCGAACACCGGTGCGATGACGTTGCGGATTGCGAACCCGATTACTGCGGAGATGATGTCCCAGGCGGCCTTGATTACATCGACAAGGAAGTTCATGGCCGGAACGAGGATCGCCGAAGCTGCGTTAGCAATCGACACGATCATGCTCACTAGTGGAGGAATCAGCGGAACGACCCAGTTAATTGCCTCAACCAGGGCCTGTCCGATAAGACCAATGAGTCGACCAATCGGGTCCAGGAGCGGTATCACTGCTCCCAGGATTTGCCCAAGGCCGTCTGAAATCACCGGCATGACCGGGGCCAGCGCGTTCAGGATGTTGAGGATCGCGTTACCCAGGATTTCCGCCAGCGGCTGTAGGGCGTTGACCAGCTGCACGATCACAGAATCATGGCCGGTGAACAGCGGGGCCAAAACTTCGAGAATCTTGGCGCCAATCTGGCCAATCAGGTCAAACACCGTTGTCACCACAGGCATGATCTGGGTGAGGGTGTTCACCGTCGACGCGATGATCGGCGACATGGCGACGAAGATTTGACCGAGGGCATTACCGACCGCCTCGAATACAGGTTTCATAGCCTCCATTGCGGGGCCAAGCGACTCGATGATGGGGGTGAGAGCCTGCGCCAAGCCTTGGCCAGCCAGGGACAGGCCGTTGACCAAGCCTTCAATCAGCGGAGCTACAGCCGCGCCAAGCGCAGAGAGCGCAGGTGCGAAGCTTGCCAGCATGTCACCAAAGGCGCGGCCAACGCTGTCCGCGACGTCCCTCACAGGCTGCAAACCCTCAGCGAGACCGCCGAGTGCAGCTGCAAGACCGGGAATAGCACCCGCGGCGAAGTCAGCGAGAGTGCCGCCGACCGTCGTCACAATCGACAATACAGGACCAAGAACCTGTCCAAGCTGCGATGCAGCTGCCGTAGCAGACTGCATGAAGCTCAGGAGCTGCGCGTAACCCTGCGTACCCTCGTCGGTGGCTGCCTTAAGCTGTTGTGCGGCTGCCGCCATACCGGCGAGCATCCCACCTCCGCCTTCCTGGCCAGCGTGAAGGATGTTACCTAGTGTTCCGAAGACGCCGCCGAGGATGTCTTTCAGGTAGCCTGCGTTGCGGATTGCGGACTGAATCATCTCGTCGAAGCGGGACATCCCCGTGGTGGGGTCAACCTCCTTCAAGCTTTCAGCCCACTCGCGGAAACGCTGGGAAGCGTCCGCGAAGTACTGGCCAAGCGGACCCATGAACTTGGCACCCTGCTCCGCAAGTGAACCAAATGCCGCGATCATGTTTGCCAGGACTGGCCGCATCGCCGCCGCCATTTCACTAGCCCCGCGTACAATCTCCGCAACGCCGGATTTGGCTGCGGGGGAGGCGATCTCGGCGAAGGCTAGCTTCAGCGCAGAGTTCCAGTGGGTTGCGATGTTCAGCATCCCGGCGCCGAACTCAGGGATGACGTTTTGGAACGCGTCCCGGATCGACGGTCCGAGGTTGTCCAGTAACCGCTCCTGAGTGAGCTTCTTAAGTTCACGCCACGCCGGAGAGACTTCACGCAGGCTACGCGCCACGTTCTGTACCGACGGCGCCATGCCTTGAATGGCCTTCTCGAACTCCTCAGCGGACTCGGTGTTGAAGGCGGCGCTTATGCCCGCCTTAACATCTTTTAAGCCAACCTTAAGGACTGCAAAGCTGATTCCGGCCATACCAATGAGAGCCGGTGTGGCCAGCGCCGCACCTTGTGCGACGCTCACGAGCGCACCACCGATAGCTAGCACACCGCCGATCACAGCTTGTCCGCCGAGGGCGGCGAGGCCAGCACCCAAGGCAACCACGGCAGGAAGCAGGGTTGCCCCGATCATCTGCGCGACCTTGGAGAACGCACCCAGCGCGATCTGACTGAAACCCAAAACGTAGGCCCCGGCACGACCGAATCCAGCGCGCAGTGACCTGAACAGGACATTAGAGTTGCCAAGGAACCGAGCAAACCCGCGACCAGCGCGGTTCAAACCAGGAAGAAGAGTCTCGGAAATCTTGTTGCCGAGGCCGGTGGCCACACCGCGAGCGGATGCCAGGCCGCGCTGTAGGCCGCGCGCGATGCGGGTGTTGCCGATGCGGTACATGGCGTTGGACACGCTGTGCCACACCGGGGAGTCAATGAGTCCGCGGGAGATTGTGCTGGCCATCCGGTGACCGATGTCGCTCAACTTGGTTATTGCTGGTCGCACCTTGTCACCGAGAGTATCGACAGCGTAGAAGTAGCCCAGCTGAAGCTGCCGGGCTAGGGCTGCCGGGAAGTTACGCGGAATCAAAGCATCAACGTCAATACCGGCCAAGCGCAGTGACTTGAGAGGGTTGAGGTTCGCGATGGCCCCCTGCATGACGTTACGCAAGTTAATGAAGTGCGCAGACAAGGAGGACACGGCCTTTTCGACCTGGTTAAGGCCGAAGTTTTTCATGGCGGAGCCGAACTCTTGAACCTTATCCCTAGCATCGAGAAGCTTGTTGGTAAAGAAGATTTGGAACCGGGCCCCCGCCTCAATGGCTCCGCGCTGGAACGACTGGAACTCCAGGAGGCTACGCATCCGCATGTCGTGCATGGCCGCATGGACTCGGCGAACTCCGTTGATGAGAGGGTCAAAGGATTCGGCTGCCGAAGCAACGGCCGAGCGAATCCGAGCCGCGTTCTGCGACACCTTCTGCGCGCCTTTAGCAAAGAGCTCGTTGAAGCTGTTCGAGCCGTTGATTGCGCTGCCGAGGTCGTCGAACGGCTTGCGCATGAGACGACCTAGCTTCACCGTGAAGTTAACGTAGGGGTCGTAGATGCGTCGGATACCGGCCTCAAATTGGTCGTCCATGAGTTTGAGTAGCTTCGGGACGAAGTTGAGGGCATTCCATTCGGACTCTAGTTTCTTTGGGTCCGGCAACTGAATCTTCGGCGCGGAGACGATCTGCTCTAGTGGTGACTTCGTCGGGGCGTCGACAACCAGGCGGTACACCAGGTCGGTGTTGTCATGCTTGGCTTTGAAGTCTTTGAGCTCATCATCGGCCCAGTTTCGGTCCACATCCACATACATGTGAATGCGGTCGTTCTCCTCGCGTAGTTTCTCGACGTCGCGTCGTGCGTCGCGCAGTGAACCCTCGTCCACGTCGACGTCGACGAAAATAGGTGTGCGCTCAATGTCTGCGACGAGCTGAGCGTACTCGGCCCACGCCTCGTTTGTGTTGAGGTGGACGTCGATGTTAACCTTGCGACCGTCCATCCGGTCGATGCGCTTCTCCGCAAGGGTTAATTCGCGGTCGTCGACCTGTAGTTCGACTTCTAGTTGGCTGGCTTCTTTCTTGGCTTTTGCCATGATAGCGCGCAGCTCTGTGTGAAAATGCTTAGCATTGGGAAAGATGCGGACGGCACCTTCACCCACGACAAAAGCCATGTGTTCTCCTTTAAAAAGCAAAAAGACCGTCGTAAGACGGTCTTTAATCTAAAACCCCATCTGTTCAAGGAGGCCGTGGGCTTTCTTCTCCTCGAAGGAGTCAAGCCTCTCTTTAACCATCCGCTCCCTGGCGGTAATTGGTCTGTTTCTCCGCTCGAACTTTCTACTGTCGCTCTTCTTCGACAGCATCCCGACAATCGTGAATCGGAGGGCATCGATGCTGTCAGCAATCTGCGTCAACATCTCGATCTCGTGGGTCCAACCCTCCGGGGACACTTCTCCGACAGCGGCGTCCCTGTCGTCCTCCAGCATCCGCTTCAGGTCCAGCTCGGACAAGCTGGCTGCGTACTTCCTGGCCTCATCCTCGTCACTGGTGATTGCCGTCTTGAATTTCAGGTGGGCCGGAAGCTGCAGAATCAGCGAATACAGTATGTCGAAGCTGCTGAGTGGGGGGATGTAGTCAACTAAATCCGCTCCGTAGTAGACACGGAAATCATGGAGCAGTTCGTTGGCGTACTTGTCAACTAGGTCCGAGATTGCTCGGATTTTCCCAAACCACCCTCAACACCCCAGAAGTTCCACATGTCTTCAGTGAGGACTGCGAAAAACTCAAACTGTTGGTGAGTGGAGTCGATTTCCTCCATGAGGCGGCGGTAACCGGCCTGGTCGTCCGCCATGAAGTTGCGGAGCATCACCGTCGGGCTGGCCTCCGGGTTTTCCATCGACAGGGCCACCTTGATACCATCCGGGTAGGGAATTTTGATTTCGGTGCCGTCGCTCAGGGTGACTCCATACGGTTCGCGGGTCTTAACTCGTGAACGCTTTACTCGGCGCTCCGCCTCTTGTGCGAGGCTTTCGAAAGATACAGCCATTTACGTCTCCTATGCTGCAATGTAGGCCGCGGAAAACTCGATCCCGCGGTAGGTGTATTCCGAGACCGAACCGGTGATTCGGCCTCCTGTTCCAATGTTAACCCAGCCCCCAGAAGCCACTCTTCCCCCGCCGTAAGTTTCCCACACCCAAGCCGCATGAACGTGTACGTCCGCCATCGGACGGGCCCACTGCGGAGTGTTGATCCCCTCCAGGTCTGAAGTTTTGACGCTATTGGATACGGTAGTCACAAAAACCATGTCACCGCGGCGCATAAACCGGACACCATTGACGGTTTGGTCCTGCCGGACCTGCTGCTGCCCCTGCTTGGCTTCCTGGATTTTGCGCTCAAGGTCCGCGTCCTTGGCGTTAAAGCCGTTGATGATCATTTCCATCTGACGCTTGTTGACGGCGTCATCCGGCTCGGAAGCATCCCCAACACGCAGACGGCCCCCAGCGTAGCGCTGTGCCGCTGTGTTGTCGGTTACGGCTGCTGACACCATGTTTTTCGGCATGGCGGCATCCGCCACGGCACGCGCGTCGCTGGCTGCCTTCTTTGCCTCCTCGACGCGGGCTTTCACGTCGCCGATGGTCTTATACCCCTCCGGTGGATTAACAAAGACTTTTTTGACCTCATTGGTAAGGGTTTGTGCGGCGGCGTTGACGGCGGCATTAACCCGGTCCTGGATGCGCTTCATCTCAGCCAGGTTGCCGTCGGTTTTGCGTATCTCAGCTGCCGCGGCCTCCGTGGCCGCCTTCTTCGCTGCTTCGACCGCTGCCGCGACTTTCTTCTCCGAGTCCGCGAGGTTGCGGGAAGCCGTGGTCGCTGTATTAGCCAGGTCGCGTTTCGCGGCTTCAAAAGTGTTGCCGAAATCGCGCATTTTCTGCGCGGTGGCTCGCTCAAAGTTTTCCGAAGCTTGACGAGCAGAGCGTGCGGACGCATCGATACTGGTTGTCGCGTTGTTGGCCGTGTCGACGATCTGCTTATTCAACGCCAGGGACTCCTTAGCGTCAACAATAATCCGGTAGTTTTGGTCCCACCAGTCCATGATTGATGTGAAGGCGCGACTCGCCTTATCCCTGCGCTGAGCATCTTGGATGAGACGGTCCACCTCTTGGCTCTGGGCCTTGATCACCTGGTCGAGGAGAACCTTTTGCTCTGAGATGGAACCAATGCGCTCTAAGGCTTTAATGAGGTCGCGCTTGTCACCAATGACTTCGGACACGTCGGCCCGGAAGTCGGACAGGGACCAACCCTCGTCAGGGCGTGCGGCAGCCTCCAGCGCTTCGACTCGCTTCTCTAAACTCATGGTCCTCCTCAACCCGATTCTGCTCTTATTCTACCCGGTCAGCGGAACAGAGGTTTTCCACTCCTGTACCTGGTCGGTTTCAACCTGGCCCTTGAATGGTTCCTTGAGGAAATCCTCACGGTCGACGGCGTTGCCGTAAACCTGGTTGAAGCCGTGGTTTTGTCCCTGGACCTTGATGAAGTGGTGGAGAATCTTCGCACGACCAGCGTAAACGTTGTTGGCCACAACGCAGCGCTTGGCCTTTGCGAAACGCACCACCGCATACTCGAAGGTGCCCCGATCGGGCCGCTTCTCGTTCTCCAGCGCAAGGTCGTAGAACAGGTTGCCGATGACACGGGTACCGACGGCAGCCTGGAAATCCGCGTCGTCGGAGCCAACAGACACACCGAAGTTCCAGCCCTGGTACACGGTGTTGCCTTCGAACAGGCATCCGCTTCCCGAGAGGGAGGTGCCGTTGTCGAACGACCACAGGTGATTGCCGCGGACAATGATGTTGTCGCAGCCCTTGGTGAAACCAATCGGCTCGAAAGCCGTGGTGGATTCCGCTGTGCCGATGGAGGAGCCTTCGATGGTGACACGACTAGGACCAACGCCTGCCGCCGAGTCGAAAACGCCGCCGACACCCATACCACCCTTCACGCCTTTGATGCGCAGACCGAACATGGAAACATCGTTGACGTTGCCCTTCAGTTGGATGCCAAAACCGGTGGTCTTGTCGGCAAGGCCAGAGCCGTCAATGTCGACGTCGCGGAATCGAATACTGGAGCCATCCAGGCCCTTCGGGTTGTCCTTGACCGCTGCGGACTGGTGCAGGATGCCGTTGGCTCCCGCGTTGGTGATCAGCAGGTCAATGTAGTCCATGAGCATGGCGTTCGACACCTGGAACGCATTACGCTCCGGGTCTCCGCTCTTCCAGTCCATGTTGACCGCGAAGCCCTGCAGGGTAGAGCGGTGACTATCGGAGCCAGAGGTCACGAGGAACGGAACCTGCGTTGCCGACTTGTCGTAGTCCAGCTGCGTCAAGTTGCGGCCCGCACCAATAATCTTCTTCCCGGCGATCTTGTCCATCGTGACGGTCTTGATCTTGTGCTTGCCGGAGGGAATCTTGATGGTGCGAATGTTGGGGGCATTCACAGCCTTCTGCAGGTTGGCGGTAATATCCCCGCCAACAACCTCGCCGAGCGCCGAGTCATGTACCCAGATGGCGCCAGGGTCGCCGGTGGCGATGACCTGCTCAACTGGTTCCTCTTGGCGGCGGCACCAGCGGAACTGCATGGCGCGGTACTTCTCGCTAGGCACGGAATCCCAAGGGTTGTTGTCCTGGTTTTCGCTACCCTCAACGCCGCTGAACGTATCATCGGTCGCATAGAAGAAACCGACGTTGCTGACATCCGCCTTGGCCAGAACCTTGCGCAGCTGGTCCACGGACTCCAGGTTGTGGATTGTGTGGATGAAACGCAGAGGCGATTCCGCGCGGTAGTGGTCTGGGGTTACCGGTGCGGCGGCATCATCCAGGTACGCGGAGGCGGCCTTCTCGAACGACATGAGGATGTCGGCGCACTCCAAGATTTCAGGCTTGGTGTTGGTGCCGGGGTTGCCTACAACCAGGAAGCCTTTACCGAACTCGGCTTTGATCTTCTTGTACAAGTCCTTGTACTGGTCGATCAGGGCAGCCTCGGACGGGGCCCAGCCGTTGATCATTTCGTCCAGGAAAACACCCTCAAGCTTGTAGGCTTCCTGATACTTGCGAATTTCGGCCAGGACATCGTCGACAGACTTGGTGCCCTTGATGGTGCGCACGTAGCCAACGCAGGGAACGTTCTTGTTCTTCAGCTGCGTCGTCAGGTCGGTGAAGTCAGGCTCAACCTTGTCGCCGAATCCGCTTCGGGGGTTGATGATGACGAAGCCAATGATATCGAGGTTGCCGAAGATATAGTCCCACTTAGAACCGGGCTGGCGTTGGTCGGCCCACCAGTAGGTGACAGGACACCAGTAGCGCTGACCAGCATTAAACCAGCGGAATGGGTCTTCCGACGGAGCGTCACCGGTCGGTGCGGCACCGTCGCCTTCGGCTATCTTCGACTTGATGGCGGCGTCGACAATTTCCCGAATCTTCGCCTCGTCGACAGGGGCAGCCGGTGCCGCTGGGGTACCATCTCCTGAAGGAGTCGGGGCCGCCTTGGCCAGTTCGGCCTTGACCAGGCTTTCGACCGTGGTGTTGAAGTCAGCTGGGAGTTCAGCCGGGGGCAGATGCGAAATCCGCTCCTGCACGGCCTTGGTTACCGCTGCGGCAAGAGAGTCCTCCTGGACGGCGACCGGGTGGGCCTCCAGGTAGCTACGCACAGCGGGAGCGATGTCCTCCGCGGTAGGCTTAGCGGGGGCCGCGATGCCCTCGATCTTCTTGTCCAGTTCGGCCTGCTTGGCCTGCACGCCGGTGACGGATTCCGCGGCGGCCTGCGCCAGGGTGTGTGCGCCGCTGATTCCTTGCTCCATATGCGTGAAGCGCGCGGCTGATGCGGGGTGTTGGGTTGAGTTGTCTTTCCACTCCTGTGGGGTGTAAGCCAATTTGGGTATCTCCTAAAGGTATGATTTACGGTGACGTGACCGCATTCGGGGATGTAACAGCGTTGGGGCTGGTCACGCGTAAAACGTTCGCAGCCCCAGGTGTTACGGCTGGTGGGATAACCGGGGGAGACGTTACTCCAGTTACCCCACCACGAAACCCATGTCAGCAGCCAGGGCTTTCCAGCCCTCACCACCGAACACGTGTTTGACGGCGTAGTCGAGCTCGTCGTCACGGGAAGCCTTCAAGGTCACTGAGTAGGAAATCTCGGAATCCGCGGACCAGGCGTTCTCCTGAACTTCGGACACGATAGCCTTCGGCATGACCTTGATGATGTAGATCGGAAGATCGTTGTACGAGTCCTCGGCGATGTACAGCATACGGCGGTAGCGCGCCTTCGGGATGTTGTCCTGGGTGAAGGACAGCTCCGAGTTAGATCCAATCTTTGCCTTGGAGAGGTCCACGTTGTAGTAGAACTCAAGGGAGCCCTTGGAGGTTTCTTGCATGACGAACGCCGCGGACGTAACGTCTTTAGTGAAGTCAGTGCGGGTCGGCTCCTGAGCACCAAACGACTCGACGTCGGACTGCTCGGTCTCACGGGAGAAGTTAATGCCCGAGGACTTCTGCAGCCAGCCGAGAGAGAAGTAGCCCATATTGCGGAAGTTCACCAGTTTGGCGTCATCCGTGAAGAAGACTTCCGGCACGGGAACCGTCATGGGGGCGAACAGAACAACGCCGCCGAGGGCCTTGCGAATCAGCTTACCCTTGGCCTGACGCAGGGAATCCAGGTCGGTGGAACCCGCTGCGGCTGGGTTCTGGGTCTGGGTGATGTCCTCAACCTTGTAGTTTTCGCCAGAAGCCTTACCCTGGACGTTGGCGTCGTCAACGGTAAGAGTTGCGGCCTTCACCACAATGGTGAATGGACCACCGGTGCTGCCACGAACAGTGGCCTCGTCCTCGCCGGAGACGGCACGGATCGCAGCCTGGATTGTGCTGGCGGAACCCGGAGCCGAAATGGCGCCGGTGGCTGTGCCACCAACATTAAGGGTGAAAGAACCTGACAGGCTGCCTGCAGGCAGTGTCAGCTTAAAAGTTGCCATACTTGGCTCCTCCTAGTACTAGTTATGCCCAGCGAACACGGGCATGGAGTTCAAAAGCCTTCTCCACCTCGAAATCATCATCGAGGCGAGTGGCTTGCTGCTCAGCGCCGGAGATTTCGCGAGCGTTGTCCACGTAGAACCCAGCCCAACTATGCCTCGGCGCGGCAAGTATTCTTTTTGTCGCCTCCCCAGCAAGCCACATGGCCCTGGCCCGGTCCTTCGCAATGAACGACAGCTCAACGCTGGAGATGTCGGTGAAGGAGTCCGTCAGGTAGCCTGCGTCCCGATGGAGAAGGATGTAGTCGAAGTCTTTAATTTTGTAGCGACGCTTCGCGGTGGTCATGTTCTCGAAGCGGTCGAAAGCTTTTTCCCTTGAGGTGCCGATCTGTTTCGGGCCAACCAGGTCTTCCAGTATGGCCGCCACAATGCGTTCCCAGTCGGGCATGGTGTAGTCATCCAACAGCCTCCACCTCCCTCATGGCTTTACTCAGCGCTTTGGCTCGCTTCTCCTTGGCAATGAGCGCTGGCCAGAAACGCTCCGGGTTTGTCGAGTAAATCTCAAACGTGGCACGGTCAACCTGGATGCCACCAGGGATGACCTTGCGCACCCGCAGGGTGTCCCGCAGCCGCTGGTCCCGCTCTCCGTCATGGCGCTCGCCTATTGCTTTCTTCAGGGCTTTCTTCGTGGCCCATGCTTTACGGAACAATTCCGCACGGAGGGCCGGACTGTTCAACAGCAACTGCCCCATGCCGTAGAAGTCGGAGAAGTACAGAACACCTGGACGCCGACCGGAGGCTTGCCTGTCTAGGCGCTTCTGGTTGAAGGAGTCGTTGATTTTGGTTACGTCATACCTAGGTGTAGTCGACATGCTTCACCTCCACCCTCGCCAGAAACACTTCTTTACCGCCAACAACGTGCGTCCACGGCGACACGTAGTCGTTGTGCGCTTCACCCTCAACAATGTAAACCTGTTGTGACCCGTCATAAGCAGTGAAAACAACCAGATCATCCGTGCGAATGTCGTCGGTTGGATCGCAGTACATGGTTTTACCGTCGTAGGTTCCGCGGTTGTTGGCCTGCGTCGTTGTCAAATCTTGAGTTGTACGCGGCGCCACCACGGCGCCGTAAATCTTGTGGTGGAACTCGGAACCCGCCAGGGCACCGGCGACGTACTCCTGGTCGCCGAAATCATCCTGGTCGTAGTCCTGAAACTGGTTTCGTTTGCGCCGCCAGATTTCGACGTCACCGGAGAAACCAGCCCTGAAAGCAATAGAGCTCATCGGTACCCCCTCCATCCGCGTCGGGGTTTAGCCACCCGTGCGTAGGGGGTTTTCATGCGGGCCGACAAGGTTTTAGTCTTGTTGTAGCCCTGTAGCAGCAGAGCAATCTGCTCTAGTTCTTCCCGACTGAACCAGGCTTTACCGGGGTCTTCACTGTCGTAGCGACTATAGGCGAACGGCCCCATTGTTTCGGATGAGAAACCGTCCGGGTTTTGCGCGATTTTGCGCGCGGCGTTGGTTACCGCTGCCTCGACGAATAGTCGCAGCGGAGCATCCTCCGGCGAGGCGTCAAAAGCTGGCTTCAGCGTCGGGAAGCGACCAGAAAGCCAGGCGGAAATCATCTCCAGATACGCCTGAAGTTGGGCTAGGCGTTTACCCTCGACCGTGCCTTTGGTCACGAACAACGCCACCCGCTCGGCAGGGACATAGGTAAACGCCAATTAACTAGCCTTCCTCAGACTCATCCGCGCCAAGCTGGCTGGCCAACTCAGGGATGGATTCGATTACTTCTTCGATGATTTCGTCGCGGCTCATGCTGGCCGGGATGACGAGACCCTTGGATTCCGCGAAGTTCTTCCACGTTGCTTTAGCGGCGTTGCGCTTCGGAACTTCCAGTTCAGCCTCCGACTGTGCCTCCGGCTCAGGGGTGCCCTGGGGCAGGTCCGCTGGTCCAGTCTGGGCTACAACAGGCTCGCGCTCTGGGGTCTCTGTAAACAGGTGGTCACCCAGCATCGAAACGGCCCAGTCGGGGGCCTCCGTGCCCGCCATGAGGCACACTAGTTCGCCCACCGCGCTGGCCTGGCGGACCACCGTGTTGTGCAGGAGGGTTTTCGCCAATTAGATCACCTTGGCTTTGAGGGTGAGGTTCGGACGGAAGACCACAGGCAACGCAATCGCGTCGGCCTGAATCTCCAGGTTCTTCCAGTTGCCGCGCTCAATGACGCCAGCGACAATGCCCGGCAGATCGCCCTCGTGTTCGAAGCCACCAGAGTAGTGAGTGAATCCGCTCATCTGGGAGGACATGGTCTGGCCCCACAAGGTCTTACCCAGCGCAGAGGAGCCGGGAGTGTCGGCTTTGCCTTCCTTGCTGGTGAAGATGATGCTGTCCAGGGGAAGCAGGTTCTTCACCTCAACCTGGCCGTTGCTCAGGTTGTTTTGGCGATACTTGCGGACAGGGGTGATGCGAACCTCAGGGAGGTCGAACATGCTTGCCATTGTGGCGGCAAGGGTGGATTCGTTGATGCGACCCATCGAAGCGTCGGTGAGGGCAACCACGAACTGGTTTTGGTTGTACTTGGCCTGCTTGATGACCACAGGGTGGCGCATCAGCTTACGAGCGACGCCTTCAGGAATCCACACCAGCTCAGGCTTTTTGCGGTTTTCCTCGCGGTAGAGATCAACCAAGGAAGCCATGTACTCCAGTGGATCGGAGGTGTCATCCGACCACAGCTTTGGAGCCGTGGTAGTGAACTCGGCTTTACGACCGAAGTCGATTTCCTCGGTGCCCGCGTTCAGCATCTGCAGCTGAATCTTGCCGTCGGCGATTGCCTGGCCACGCAGCACATCCATTGTCGCAGCGATAGCGCGGGTGGCTTCACGTACAAGGTTCTCCGCCTTGGCGTTCAGAGCGTCAGTGGTGTCGCGCTGTGCCTTAAGCAGGGTCTTCTCGTCCAGGACGTAGTTGCGACCCAAGGGCTGAATCTCGCCGCGAGCGGTCTGACGGCCACCCTTGGTGGCGGACGTCAGGTTACCGTCGAACGTGCGGAAATCCGCAATGACCAGCTCGTCCGGCTCACCGTAGTCGACCTCGAACTCCAGGTCTTGGGTGAACTCGGAAGGCAGCAGGGCAGCGAGTTCCGCTTCTTTGGTTTCGTACAGGGCGTGCTCGGTACGCGCGATGGTGGTTAGGCGCTCGGGGGTGAGCGCGTCGCGTGTTACTTCTTTGAGATCACGAATCATTTAAGCCTCGTTTCCTTTAACCAGGGTGATGTTGCTGTTGACTGCAAGGTCGGCTTCTGTGACCTTGATCGGGAGGTAGATCGCGTAGACGATACCGGAGACAACGACACCGGAGTAGTAGTGGTTAAAGAACTCTTCGCTCTGCAAATCGCGGGTCTCGCCGGGGGAAATAACAAAGCCGTCGACCTTTTTACCAGCACCCTTGGCGGTGTCAGTGAAAAGCTTGTAGTTGTCGCCGTCCTTGTACACGGGGATGCCGGACTTGATCCAGCGGCCCACCTTGTGGGGGCCGTCTTTCTTCAGGTCTTCGTCAATCAGGATGCGTCCGTTGAGGGAGTTGTTGACAGTGTCAATGTTCCCCATCCATCGACGATCCTCAATTGACGGTAGTTTAGGGTCTACACGCAACCCTTTACGGGAGGGGATAGTCGCCAAAATATGCTCCTATGATGGTAGGTACTTGCCGATCCCGCTCGGGGCCGACGTGCTGGCGGGCTTACTCTTCTTCGGAGGCGTCTTGGTTGCCACGGCCTTGAAGGCCAAAATTAGCTTCTCGATCGTCTCCTGGGACAGGTCGCCCTCTTCACTCGTGATTTTACCCCAGTCAAGAAAATCCCCTACAGCCTCAAAGGTGTCTTTGTCAAGTCCAGCGGAAGCAAAACTGTGTTTAACCTGCTCACGAGCAAGTTTCTGGCGTTCCTTGCGGAGCTTTTCTTCAGCCTCCGCAAGGACTTTCGTTGCCTCATCGTCCTTGCCTTTATCAGCAGGCTCTGGGGCGGCTGGGTTTTCAACCGGCTTGGTCGAGGTTTCCGGCGTCGGGGCAGAGGTCGGAGCCGGTGTAGAGGGGGAGGGAGTCGCCTGAGTCTCTTCCTTTTGGGCTTCTTCTGCGTGCGCTGCAGCCGTAGCTGGGGCTGTTGCGGCTTCCTCTTTGGTGTCTTCCTTGATTGCCGCCGCCAAAAGCGACACGAGCTTGTCAAGGGATGATTGGTTGGCCATTTAAACGTCTCCTATGGTCCAAATTCGATAGCTTCCAGGGAGGCTTTCTCGTTAACGTTAACAAGCGAACGGCCATACTCAGGGTGATCAATTACCTTGTACCGGCTCCGCTTCAAGTCGAACCCGCGAGTGGAGCCTGCCGCCTCGTTGTAGAAAACCTCCAGGTCTTCCATATTGATTAGATTACCAGGATCGAAAAGCTGGTCCCCGACCTTGTAAACCTCCGCTACCTCACAGTTACAGAGATTATGGATCGGCATCAGGTCGCCATGCGAGTACATATTAGTGCTGGCGACAATACACAGGCCGCACGACTGGCCGGACTCGGACAGCTCCGGGTGCACAATACGACGGTAGCCCACCACCTTCGACTTTGGTAGTTTGTCCATTGCTACGTGGTGTGTGTTGCGTGACGCGGACTGGATGTCGTGCGACACCATGCGCTCGGCGCGCTCCTCCACTTTCTGCTCGGCGTAGCGCTCGATCACCCGATCCACCTCCGCTGGGGTGAGGGTAACCAACGCCTGGGGCTCCTCTACTGGCCTAGCCCCGGAGGTATCCTTATCGGTTCCCCGAACATTTTCATCGACATCCCGCCCTCCGCCAGCGGGCTCGTCCACGGCTGACTCCACGGTGCCAAGGGCCGCTCCGCCTCGCGGAGCAACCTTAACTGGCGTCGACGTGCGCGGTCTTTTTGGGTTTTCTCGGCCCTCTGTTTTGCGGGCTTCTTGCTCTGCTTTGGCGAAGGCTTTCTTCCACGTTTCATTATATTTCCCATCAGGTTCAACCGCGTCCTCGGAAATCCGCTCTGGTCGAGCAATCGGCAGTAATCCTTGTGTCTCGAACTCCTCGACAAGTGTTTTGATCGGCGCGGAGTCTGGTTTCAGTTCGCGGTTCTTCTTGTATTCGTTGGCCAGCCGCTCGTAGGCATCTTCGAGGCTGCTTCCTCGGGTGGACCTTACCTCCGGGGGATACTCGCTCTCATCCGGTACGGAGCCGGGCAGTGGAACACCCATGATGGCAGAGCGCTCACGAACCCCGGCCCACGTCACAATCTGCGACTGCCGGATACCCATTCGCACAATGGTGGCGGCCTGCCGGGCAAATAGTTTCACTCCCGCTTCGGTCGTGAAGTCCGCGGCGCGCAGAAGCGCCACCACCTGCATGGTGACAGCATCAGTGAGGGCCTTTTTTCCTGCCGCTACAGCAGTCACGATTCCAGCGATCTTGGCGATATTGGCCTGCTCCACCTGCGCCGGAGTTAGTTCTTGGCCAGGGATGGTGATCGGATAGTCGTAGATAGAACGGGCCGGGGGCAGGGTTTGTGCTGTTACCGGCATTACTCAGCACCCGCCTCAGCTTTACCGGCCAGTTGGTCTTGTTGCTTCTGTGACTCCGACTTGGCCGGGGTTAGGTTGGTTGCCTGGGTTGCTTTAGCCTTGGCCAGCGGGGTCATGGTACCAATGGCGGAGGTAAGGGTTTGCGACAGCATCTCCTCAATCCGCTCGTTCTCTGCGCGGCGAATCTCGCTTGGTGTCATGAACGCACCCTCACGTAGCGCCGTGCGCAGGGAGACGCCTGCACCAACAAGGGAGGTGACTGCGGCAGTCTTCTCAGCCAGGGTGTAGGTTTGGATCGGCCCCCAAATGACCTCCAAGGAGTCCTCCTCGGCGCGGTCCTTTTCGCCGTTGACCCCCAAGAGGATCGAAATATGGCGTTTCCACGCGGCCCCGAAGCGGCGACGTCGGTCCTCGACCTTGGCGATACTGTTTTCCTTCTGCGCGTTGGCACCCTGCGCGGACTGGTTGAGGCTGTCGGAAAAGTACGACATTGGCGTATAGGTCACCGACGCCAAATCCTGAATGTCCTTGGACACTGAGTTCAGAATCTCCTGGAAACTCGTCGGCGAGGATTCCCAAATCTCGGCCCCCTCCGGCAGCATCCACAGTGCGGCAGGGCTGGCCTCAAACATGTCGGAGTAGTCGATCTCCTGGCCGAACTCGTCGCGGCGCCGGAAATTACCCTTAACTCCGCGCTGGCGGAACGCTTGCATGGTGGCAATAACCGTGCGCTGCAGGGTCATGTGGTTGATGCGGTCGATGATCGAAAAATGATCCTCGAACTCGTTTTTGCCATCCTTGTTGGTGATGGCCGTCACCGGCACTCGCTCTTGGTCGACGATGCGTTCCTTCCACCACACCCAGTCCTGCATGACGCCGTACCGGTTGAAAGGAACCTCAGAATCATACTGGGTAAGGCGCAGCGAGAAACCGCGCGCCACCTGCGACTGCTGCTGTTTGTCGTCAAACTCACGTGTCGCCACGAACATGTGGCAGCGACCGGTAGCCTCACCGGTGTCCTCGTCGGTTTCACGCACGAACAAGTTAAGCACGTCTCGCGACAGCACGCGGTCGCGCAGGAGTACTACGGCGGCGACAGGCTCGCCGAAAACATCGGTCATGACGGCTGCGTTCGACGGCGGCAGAACTTTCTGGCGCTTTGAGCCAGGGTCAACGTAAAGGTAGGCGCTGCGGTACGCGCAGGCCAGGGTCATGGCCTCCTGGGCTTTAATCCCCATCGCATCCCGCTCGAACAGACGTTCAACAACCTCGTCGCCGGTCTCGCCGGAAGACAGCGCCGAGCGGAAGCCAAGGATGCCGAGGCGGTCTGTGGTGGCGGAAACAATCAGCTTAGCCCAGTTGGTTTGACTGATTTCACGCAGCTCTTGCAATCCCTCGAACTGCTTTTCTTCCTCCGGTTCGTACTCAGTGCCAACGGGGTCGCCGGACATATAGGACTCCGCCTGCTCAATGAAATCCCAGCGCTGCTTAATCTCATTGAGTAGCGAATAGGCGTAGTAGTCCGGGTGGGTTACATCGTCTGTGTTTTCAATGTCGTCGCCGGGTTTAATCGCAAACAATGGCGCTCCTACCTAAGTCGTTGCGGGGCGTCGTAGAACTCCCCAGGGTCTTCCTTCTGCTCCGCACCCTTCGCTAGTGCGTGCATCCGCGCGGCCCAGCTGAGAACCGCGGCCATTGCGGCGTCGTATTTTCGTTTCTTGTTCAGTTTAACAAGCCGGTACTTTTGCAGACCCTCGTCGTCATACTGCGAAAGCATGTTTTTCCCGGCGTTGCCGACGTGCCTCGCTAAATCAGGGTTACCGTCGTGAGCAAGGTCACCTGACTCAATCGCCTCGTTGTAGGCTCGGAGTGCATAATACATGGGGTTGATGTTTTTGGTGTACCAAGAAATAACCCGCCCCTCCCAACGACCAGCCCAGATGGAGATTTGCTCCTGCCAGTACGGCGGGTCGCAGAACGCGAACTCGACGCGGTAGTCCTCGAAAATCGAGGTCATCACCTCGTCCACCTCGGAAACCGGCACCTCCCAGCCTTGGCCATCCAAATCCTCCTCATCAGGCCGCTCCCATAGACCGGCCAGAACTTGAATTCCTGTGTCGATTTCGGTGACCACAATCGCGGTGGAGTCTTCACGGCGTGCGCCGTCGAAACCAACCACAACCTGGCTGCCAGGTTGGATGCGTAGAGTCGGGTCACCGAGGGCCCGGAACTTCTGCACGTCAAAGGCGGTTTGTGCAGACTGGACCCAGCGGTTGCACCACACGCGCTCCAGGTATGAGCGGTCAGCACCCGCCTCATCCCACATGGCGGCGGTCGGGATCGGATCGCGGAAGCCGAAGACCTCCTCGCCAGACGCCTCCTTCAGCGCGCGCAGTCGGTCCCCCATCGTGTCGAACTTGGCGTTCGCATCGCTGGTTTGCCGGTGGTAAAAGAACGTGCGGGCCTCATCCGATTTAACCTTACCGGCGGCCATGCGCAGGCCCTGCTGGTACTGGTCACGCGCAATAGACGGCTCGGCTGGGTCACCGGCGGTGGTACAAGTCAACTGCCAAGCGTCGTCCATTTTACGCTTCGGCAGGTTGTTTTTCATCGTGGCATACGACTTGCGGTGCCGGTCCTCATACAGACGGTGCGGCTCGTCAATGCACTGAAAAGTCGGCTTCTTACCGTCCAGCGCGTTCGGGTTGGGTGCGACAGGAAGGATACGCGAGTCCGCTTCGCCTTGGATTTGAATCCGCTCGTTTGTTACGTCAAACAGACCAGCATCGTCAATAAGGCTGGCGATTTCTTTCGCCGCACCGTAGGCCAGGTCGTCCAACATGTCCTTTGTCGGCGCCAACATGGGAATGTACGGCGACACGACGGATCGGCCAGGCGCGAGCCCGCCGGGTGCTTTCGGATCGTAGCCGTTGAAACGGATCGGCGCGTCTGGGTGTAGTTCCACTAAGGCAATCAGCGCCATGAACTCGGTTTTCGCGGCACCCTTCGGCAGTGAAACGTTAACCTCGGTGAAGTGGCGGCGGCCAGACATGTCCATGTCGATGTCCCCGAACTTCAGGTGGTATCCTTCGGGAAAATGCTCGTAAGCGCGCATCAACAGGTAGCGGAAGTCGTCACGAACCTTGTACGGCTCACCCTTGAGTGGACCTGGGCCGTAGACAAACCTGTCCTCCAGGAACCCGATAATCTGCGGTCCAAGCGACGGCCAAATGTCTAGGGTGCCGTCCGGCAGCGTCTCAAGCTGCGGCACAATAATTTCCATCTAAACCCCGAAACCACCCCTGCGCATCCGCGAGCGCTTCCGGCTGCGGGCCGACCGGTGAAAATCATTTGGGTCATCAGCTGCGGAATTGTATTCGCGGGTTTTGGCGGAATGATGCATGAAACACAAAAGCTGCAGGTTACTGATTAGGTTTGCCTGCCAGCGCTCGTGCGGCTGGAATTCCGCCAGTTCAACAATATGGTCGACCTCGGTACCAGGCTTCCCGCACACAGCACAACGACCACCATACAGGTCAATCACCTGCCGTCGAATGGCCGCTGTGAAATCACCTTGTCGACGCTTAACCTGATGTTCCGCGCAGCGTGATTTCCCCGGTAGGGCTGCGTTAGTGCAGGCCCGATACCGAGGCTCCTCAGTAAACCACGAACAAAACCGCATTTAGCGCTTCTTGGCTCGCGACCCGGTCTTGGCGGAAGAAGACTTCTTCTGTCCGCCTTTTTGTCCCCAGGTCTTTTTCTTCTGCGCGCGAGCAACCGCGTTTTTCGGCTCGAAGTTGTGCCCCCATTTTCCGCCGCCGAGGCCGTTGCCTTTGGTGCGGGTGGTTAGTCGTCGTGATTTTCGTCCTGCTTTGGCCATAGAAAAACTCCTAGATAGTGGTTACATCCATTCTATCTAGGAGTTGGAATTACCAGCCCTCAGGGAAGAACTGGGTTAGGTTCGGCGGCTCATAGTGAGGGCCTTTCCCGACTTTCCCACCAGGGAGAACCTTATTGTCAATGAGTTTGGTCCTGTTGCTGCGTACAACCTCCCAAAACGCGGGCTCCACCTTATCAGTGAGACCGGCCTTGGCGGCCAACCCGAACAGGGTGAACAGCACGTCTGCGATGCCGTCAAGAAGTTCGATGCGGTCATCCTCCAGGCTCATCGCGGCCAGCTCAACCTCGTTGACTTCCTCACGAAGGAAATCCACGGCCTGGCGACAGTGTGGTAGCTCGTCCCACTTAAGGTTATTCGGGTCGAGCTGGCCTGCCTGGGTATTCCACCGTTCCACAGCACGAACCGCGCTCGTGAGGTCTGGGCCTCGTTTCCCTTCCTTCTCGTTAGGCAAGGCGGGCTCAGGAGAGTCTTTTTCGTCGGAGGACACGGAAGAAGGCTCTACACCAAGAAACTCGGACAGCTTCTTGTTGACTGCGACAGGTCCGTCGTCAGTAATGACGGTGACAACATGCTCTGCCTTCTCCGGGTCCGTGAGGTTCACTACAACCAGAACAGTGTCCGCGTGCAGGACCCTCTTAAGCGCCTTAGCTCCCTTCTCCTCTGTCACCGGATGATAGAGCCTGTTCTTGATTGTGATGGTCGGTTTGCCGAATGATTCGGCCTCCTTGCTTCGATCGAAAACCCACCTGCTAGGGTCCCCAAGCCACATAAGAATGGCCTTCTTGTCGTTGTGGCGCATGCTCATGAGCTCGGTCATGTTGACCTCGTCTGGGTGGGTCTCCGTCATAACTTTTTCGGCGAGCTGGCCGAAAACCTCCGGGCAAACTTCGTTCAGGCGGAGGAGAATGCCGCGCGCTACCGCCTGGAACTCTGCGTCAACGTCCGGCTGGGTGCGGCGCGTCAGCACTTCTAGCCAGGCGCGGAAGTTGCCGGAAACAACCATCGACACTGAGGTCGAGTTAGGCAGGATCGAGCGGGCAGCTTCCTTAGCCTTCTTGCCGGTCACACCTTTGACTTCTAGGGCTTGTTTGATGCAACGGTAGGCTTCACGAATCTCCGCTTCCGCTTCGAAAATACCCGTCTCAACCAGCTCCTCGTCAGTTAGAACTTCCAGCGCAGGCGGCAGCACAAACTCGGCGCTCTCGGAGTCCACGAAACGCTGTGATTCCACAGAAAACGACAGGTGGCGGTGACGGGTGATCTCCGCCAGGAACGCGCGAGTCACACCCTCCAACAGGAACGACGCGGACGCGTGCTCCAGGATACTGTAGTGCTTCTTGTCGTGCACCGTGGCATGGATGTACTTTTCTGACGTGTTGGTTGCCTCGTTGGGCCGGTGGAAACTCTGGTAGCAGTTGCGTCCAGCGAACTCAATCAGTGAGGCCGCTGGGGTTTCGCCTCCAACCGCTGGCATCTTCTTCTGTAGGAGTTCCAGAAAATCCGAAGACAGACCAGTGTGAGCGACCATGGTTACTTTAGGCATTTCCTTCTCCCTCAATGAACTCAGCAAGTACTTCATCGTCAGAGGCGTCGACAATTCGATTTGGGTCAATATCACCAAGCCCCTGAGCCTGCAACATCTGCTGTCCAATGATCGCCAAGGTCGACCCAAGACCGATCTGGTCCTCAAACCCGACGGAGTGAGCAGCCAAACTGTCCGAATCTGGTTCCTCTCCTTGCGTCATGACAATGAGGGCTACCGCGACTTTATCCTCTCCGGTCTCCGCTTTGATCTGGGTGTGCACACCCCGTGTGATTTCCTCTAGGCTCATCGCCCTAGTCCTTTCTTGACTTCTCGATAAGGTCGTATTCTTCATCGGCCAGGCGAACAAGCATCACGACCGCTGTTCCCCGCAGCGCGAGCAGGCGTCCAATTTCGGCTTGCCTTTGCCGCGCTTCCGGGCATTTCCTGGCCTTCGCTAGGTCATCTTTCCAGTTTTTCTCCTCGTAGTCAAGCGTGGCGAAGAAAACCCCTTTCGGCGAGCCGCCTTGAACCTCTTCCGGCTCCTCAAGCTCCTCCGGTTTGAAGAACCACTCACCTAGCTCCTTATCCAGGGCTGCCGCCTGGGTTTCAGTAACCCGGACAACCGCTTCGAGTTCTTCCCGGTCGAGTTTCTTCAGTTGTTCGTCTGTGACCTGCAACGGGTCGAAAGCTGTGGTCATTCAAATCCCTCCTCAACCAGCATCTGCCCCTTCATAACGAGCGGGGCTAGACGCCAGAAAACTTCATCATTGATTTCTCCTGTAGCCAGGAAACCCTTGATTTTCGGCTCCATTTCGTCAAAAGAGTCGAACATCACGGATTCCCAGATAGCAGCTCTTACCTTGTCGTCTACCTCGTACTTACTCAGATCGAGCACTCCGCGGATGGCTCGCCTAATCCCGATTTGTGTTGCGTTGTGAAAGCGCATCGACTGGCTCCTTGTGACTACTTCTCGGCTTCAGTGATCTGCTGGATGCCGTCAAAAAGAACAAGAGAAGCTGTTATAGAGATGAGCCCGCGGTCGGACCACCGCTCGACCGCCTCCGAAAGCTCTTCCCCAGAGGAACCCCTTAGAACCATGTCCTCTATGTCGTCGGCAGCGTCTTGGGATATATTCTTCTCTTTGTCTAGAGACCGAATACTATCAACAAGAGCCGTTTTTGCGAAGCTTAGTCGATCCGACCTAAGGATTGGTTTACAAGCCGCTTCTCTTGCCAGTACGTCAACAGCGAGGGTGGCGTAGCCAATGGTGTCCAGCATGTCGTCTGTAGGGTCGCCATGTTCGGCCCAGCGTCCGCGCTGTGCGCGTGCCACCTTAAACAACACCATCATTTGCGCCACCTGCTCTGGCGTCAACTGAACCCGCGAGGTTTTGTAGTCTTGGGAATGACCGTTGATGCCGTGTAGGAACGCGTTCCAGTAGTCGGCGATCAACTGCAGAGTGTCGCTGGCCTCGCCATACTGGCTGTGGCGGTCGTCGAGGATTTCGGTTACCTGTTCTTTAGCGCTCATTTTGCAACCTCTTCTTCCTTCTCGAAAAGCTTCACTGCTTCCGCGGCGGTTAGGCTTTCAACCCGAAGCACACAGCGGGTCAAAGCAACGATTTTCAACGATCCGCAGGAAACATCGTCCAGGGCTTTAGTGAAGGAGATCGAGGAGGACCGGTTGGGGAACTGAATGTCCACGGATTTCACATCATAGGAGCGAATGAGACCGTCAACCCCCGCCTGCTTCGCTGCCTTAGCCACGCAGTTGGAAAGAGTGAAGCTTTGCTTCCTGGACGCGAATGTTCCCTGGTACACGAAGTCTTTGATTTCGCACAAAACCTCGTCCAGTTGGGAAGCCATAAGGAGAACAACCACATTCAACTGCCTCAGTCCGACGCGGTGATCCTTGTTTTTCGGTAGGGTTACGACAGCCTCGTTACTGTCTCGGTAGTCCCCCGCCAGGATGCGGCCGTCCAGTAGGCGGTCTGCCAGGGAACGAGCCCGCGCTTCAAGGACTTCGAGAGTTGATAGCGCCGAATGGGTGGTGATCGTGTCCGACCCAATTCGACTGTTGGCGGATGGCTTGTTGAGGGTGAACCGGCTGTCTGGGATTTCCTTCCAACTCCCAACGAAAGCGGTGTTTTTCACCTCCGTTACTGGCATGTGGTCCTTGACCTCCATGCGGATGGTGGCCTCCTCCAGTGAAAGACCAGGGCTCATCCACTTCACAACCCGCTCCTCAAGCGGGACCAAGTCGTTGGGGTTCATGGATTGAATGAGCTCAACGACCTTGATGATCTGATCGATGGTTTCCCGCTCGGATTGCGGCGGAGTGAAGAGGAAAACGTCCCCCTCCTTGACCGACACCTCTTTACTGGCGTTCTCGATGTAACACAACATGTGTCAAAACTCCTTTCTGAGTCGTTTAAACCATATCTAATGCGTCGAGGATTGTCAATGCGTCCGCTGGGTCGCGTTGGCTATATCACACGACCCATCTAAGCGTCAATGTGTTCTTGATCACACATCAGACAACCTATAGCTCGACAGGTAGCAGATGTGTCTATTAATAGGCTGTGACGAAAATAGTGACGAAACTAAATGAAAATCATTCCCGACAAGTTGCGTTTTAATGCAATTCGCAAAATCGGCGCCTGTGAGCCCATCTGAGCGATTTGGCCCCCTTCTGGGCCGGTGTACCCCTCGGAGCTATGAGTTAGGCCGTCAGAAAGGACGTGAGTGGGTGTTCGAATAGAACCGACCTGCGGTTTTGTTTTGAGCCGAGGGGTTTGACCTGCGGTTTATGCTCAGCTTGAGATTCGTGGTAGCAGACTTGATTTCGTCCGTTATCATTTCGTTATAGAACGGTGTTCAAATTGCTGCAGGTTTGCTTTTTACCCTCTGACCATAGTGAACTTAAATCGAAATTTCGGGGGTAAATAGAAGGGGTGGTTCACCTTATCAGGTTTGATAACTAGTAGAAAATCGGTGTTCAATTTCTATTTGTGCTGGTCAGAGCGATTTAAAAATTAGAACACCCCTTAGGGAATTAGTTGATTCGAACCCACTAATTCTATTTCCCCAGGTCGCACTCTCGAACAAAATTTCGATCAGCATTTTGAAGGTGTTTTCTAAGGATTTTCTAAGGATCAGACAGGGTATTTTCTTATGTGGTACATGTCACACCGACCTCGGATTTTTTGCATTCAAGCAATCGGGGGTAGAAATTGACCTTGCGCCGCAGGTCAGAGGCGGCTTCAAACGTGATAATCTTTTGCATGAACTTTAAAGTTCAACGCATTGAACTTTAAAACCACACAATCGGGCACTCGAAGAGGGCTCTTTTATCAGCCGAGTCATCGGTGATAGGTGACCCCTTCTAAATCGAGCTGTAAGGCCCTTCTCGCTTGAGAATATAGGGCCTCCGGGTATCGGTGGCCCATAGAGGTTTTCAGGCCGCCACAGAAGCTGTCAGATGCCGTCTCGTGCGTCCGCTGAGTTCATGGCATCCGCTCGGGTGGTTTCGAGCCCGGAGAAGAGGGCTTGGTTAGGCAAGGCTAACCTAACAAGACTTTTATGATCTATATAAGGAACCGCGCGCGAGGAAGAAGAGCTAGAGCTCTGACCTGCGGAAACGCTATATGGCTTCCGCTGGAGGCGGTTTTTGGAGGGGCGAGACCTGGCTTTCAAGGCTCTTAGGCCAGGGAAATCTCGGTTTTGAGGCCGATCTGAGCGTTTTTGGGGTCGTTTGAGGGCCGAGGCTGGCTTCCGCGGTTGAAACTTTGCGGGTGGGCCGGTTGTGGCGAGCAAGATTTCCCTGTAACCAGAAAAATAAAAACCTCTCTGACCAGCGGTTTTGTAAAACTGGTATATATAGTTTCCGCTGGTCAGAGGGGTTTTTGGTGTTTTTTGTAGTCATATTCAGGGGGGTCGTTTCAAGCTGGCTAATATAAACCCTCAAACAAGATTTTGTGAGGTAAGTCACAAAGAGGTTTTTTCTCATATGTGGACTTTGAAAAATCACCTGAATAACTTGAATCAAAGGGCCAAAAACATAGGCTGACCTGCTAAAAGGCCTATACCAAAAGTGGGATTGGCAAAAATGGATAGATAAAAACCCCAGGAGCTAGAAAATCTTAAGTGAATCAAGTCTGGATGTGTCCTGGTTAACACTATGATAGCAAATCTGAAGCCCCCCTAGATTAAACTATATACTATATACAATATATATATTAACTTAAAAAATAATAATAAATATATAAATATAATAATTTTCCAACCCCCTCCGACTTAGGCTAGCCTATCCTAAGTTATCAAGTTTGAAGTGGGGTTTGACCTGCATTTATAACCTTTTCTTTCGGTTTTCGTCCGTTTCGCAGGCATCATCCACCTGGCGTTTTTTCTCTCAGGATTTGCAGTGAATATGCTACTTTGTGACTTGCGTCACTTATTTTCTCTCAGATTCGAGGTGGTAGCAAAGAGCGGAAACTATATCTGACCAGCGGGTTTGTTGTTCGCCTATACGCGTGCGGGTGCGTGCCCAGGCGCCAAACCGGGGCTTGGAGGGGGCTCGAAAACGTGAACAGTGTTCACGAATTTGGTTGATTTTTAATGCAACTCGTTAACCTGTTGTTAACCTAGCACATCTGCGACCAAAAATGCGCAGGTCAGAAAGTTTGACGATTTTCAAACAATAAGGTACCTTCAGGCTGCACACCGTTCAAGTATTGTGACCTGGACCACTAAACACCGTTTTTGAACAGTGTTCAGGAAAATGTCACGAAATGGTCACGAAATGATAAGAATTTCTCAGGTTTAGAGATGGTGTGACTGACGACACACTTGATTGGGGGTATTTTTGGGGTGTAGGCATAAAAATAGACCCTCCGAAGAGGGTCGAGACTGGAGGTAAAAGAGAAAGGCGGACTCTATAAGACCGCGCGGGCTGCGAAAGTCGAGTATGCCTGCCGGATCGCGGAATCCCGGACGGCAACAAGCAGTTGGTCGCGTTCTGACTGTGTACCACGCAGGTCAAGTTCGTGCGTGTAGACGCAGCACTGGTTCTGGTAGGTCTGGATCAAACCGCGGGCTTCTGGGATGGCCGCGCAGAAGTCGCTGCCGAACGTGCGGTTACCGGAGCCGACAATAAACACCGGCGTCGGTCCGAACGGCGGGGTTGGGAGGGGCCATAGCTTTTGTGAGGTGAGGACTTTACGGAAACACGTCGGAACCATCGGGCCTTTGACGCGGCTGCCGTCCTCCAGTGTGACGAACTGTCCGTAGCTAGGTACAACCAGAACAACCGCGTCCGGGTCGGACTCCGCGGGTGTGCTGGTGTTGTACACGTCCACCTCGTGCCGTGGGTTTGAGGTGGACGGTGCGTGACGCAGGCTGTCGTAGACGGAGGTGACCGTCACAGGCGTGCCGTGCGCGCCTGCGTCCGGTGTGAGACGGTGCTCCGTGTACTTGACTAGGCAGCGCTGCAGGGGGTTTTTCGCGTAGGCGAGGCGGCTGGCCAGGTCTTTAGCGACGAAAGCGGAATTATTGTTGAGGCTGACGGCGTGAATGTGAACCACTGGCGCCACAGACTCGTAGTGGCGGATGACGGGAACAGGCATTTCTTCTCCTTTTCAAGGACGGGGTTTGAGGGGTCTCAAGTTAAGAATACCCCGACTTTTAGGCCGGGGTGGGTGTTTATGGTTACTTTAGATGGACGGCGATTTGGAAAACGGCTTCAAGAAGGACAATGAACAAGGCTACCTTGATGACGTCGGCTATTTCAGGTAGTCCCACCGCTCCTCCTTGTTCTTAGCCTCGGTTTCAACACCAACGAGGTAAAGCTCGAAACCATAGCCGTAGAAGCCGTTATCCTCGTAGCCTGCAAGGGTGAGGACTTCCTTGGCTTCGGTGCTGGATTCGGTGTAGACGAAAATCTGCACTCTTTCATTGCAGTCGCCGATGTCCGGGTTTGAGTGGTAGTTGTCGGTGACCCAGCGGACGTCAGTGATTGCGTTGTTGGTGGTAGCGATCTTCTCAATCCACCCGTTGCCAGTCACACACCCGCCACAGCCTTCGTTGGGGACGACATAGACGGTGGTTCCGTCGTCCAGGACGAGAGCGGAGATATCCAAGCCGCCGAAGTAGTTCTTTTCACCCGGTCGAACATCAACAATGCGGCGACCAAACAGAAGCTCTTTTAGCGTTTTCGCGCTCAGCTCTTCGTAGCCGAGCTCTTTGTCATAGCTGTCCTGATATTGGTCGAACATCACGCATCTTCGTTCGGTTCAGGGGTGAGGGTGATGGTCGGGATTTCACGTGGGAGGTCTTTAGTGTCCGGTTTGGCATGGACCCCGGCCCGGCGGTGAGCCCAGTCGCAGTCCACGGCCTGCAGCTGGAACTTGTTTGGGTCGAAACTGGACTCCGAGGTACTGTCGAACTCGTCGAACAGGACGCAGGTTACTTCGGAGCCGTCTTCGAGTTTGACGTCTTGGGTTTTGGTTTGAGGCTCTACGGGGGTGTCGGTGTTTGCGGCGCACCCGGCCAGGGCCAACACTGCGGCGGCTGCGACCGCGGCTGCGGCACCCATTTTGGTGACGGCGTGGCCGATTTTGGTTGTTTTGGCGGGGGTGGAGGTTGGGTCGGCGTGACGCGGCTGGTAGCCGTGGCCTTTAAAACGGCCGGGGTGCTGTTGTGCTGAGTTAAGACGGTGAGTCATAGCTTAAACCTGCTTTCTCGATTTTCTTGTTCAGTGCCTGGGTGCGGTCCGCCACATATTGTAGGGCGTTCTGGGTTGTGGCTTGTTTCTGCAACGAGCGGATGTCTTGTATCTCCGACAGCATGTCGAATTTGACGCGATCCAGCTCCAGAGCTTTGCGCAGGCTGTCGGCGCTGATTTCAGCGGGGCGGGTACAGTCGTCCGCGGTTGTGTTGGGGTCCGTGAACTCCAGGTACGGGCCGACCAGCGCGGCCTCAATGGCGGCGCGGAGATCGTTGTACGGCATTTCAATGTCTTTGAGGCGGACGGACACCTCCATTGTTACGGAGCCGTTTTGGATGATGTCGTCCACGAGTTTACGCGGAGCGTGCTGGCCTGGTGGCAGGGTTTCGGGGAAACCCGCGTCCCAGCGTGCCTGTGCCAGTTTACCGGCGGTTTCCCGGTCGAAGAATATACTCATTGGTCCTCTTTCTAGGGTTTGAGTTGGTTTGAGCTTGTCAGATAGCGCAGGGGCTTGGTTTGGTTACGGCACTAATGCTACGGCAGCGGTGACGCATCGACATCAGGGAAGCATACGCATGGAATTTTACGCGCAGCTGCTTTAGTTGTTCATGGCTGATGTCGAAACCCCCGTGCTGGTTGTCGAAAGCAATAAGGGTGTCGAGCAGATAGCCGCCGGTCTTGTCGGCCAGGCGTTTAAAATCCGCGTCGGTGGCGGCGCACAGCTCCTTGGTCACCAGATGGCCGACGGTGGCGCCCTTGAGATTTTTGAGGGCTGGTAATGCTTGTGAGCCGTACCACATTGTCTGGTTGTCGGGGCCAGTGAGCGCAATACGGTGATTGTTGTCGTCGACGGCGATGACGGTGCACTCGTGCGGTCGGCCTGTCTTACTGACGAAAATGACTCGCTCACCCTGGCGGATGCCGAGGTCTTCGGCCTTGGCTGTTGTTTCCATTCCTCCTCCTCAGAAGGTCTCTTTAGCGTTGTTTAACAACCGCTTGGTTTTCTTAATGTCTATCTTATCGGCCTTGTCGCCGACAAACAAGTCAATGTCGGGGCTGTGCCCGAAAAACAACTCCTCTGGGGTGGCTAAAGAAAACTTCGGAGGTCGGCGTGGAGGGGGTCTTCTACTCATGCTTCTAGTCTATCGGGGCCGGTTGGGCCCCGACTGTATGGAGATGGGAGGTTACGGATTCAGCGGCGGCACGACGGTGTCCGGCTTACCCGCGATCATTTCGTGCAACGGGAATGAGGACAAGGGTGCGCCGGTCGGATGCAAGGCCGGAATGTACTGGATGACGGCGTGCGCTAAGACATCCAGGTAGGAGACAATGGTTAGGAGGATCATTGGAATGCTTCTTTCATTTCGTCGAGGAGTTCGATAGCGGTGGTGACGCCATCAATGTCAATGAGTGTGCCGGGGATTTCCTGGGCCAGGCCGTTCGTTGCCTCGTTGATGAGCTCATACTGTTGTTCAACGAAACTACGACCCCAGCTGAGTGTTCCAAACTGTTCGATGGCTTCCGCTGTGGTGTGCAGGGGTAGGGGGTTGCGTGCATAAGCGAAGTCGATGGCCGCTGAGCCGTCCAGCCTGTTGAAGAACGTTAAGGTGGAGTCCGGGCCGATATCCGCTGCGCGGACTGGCGTCTTCGGAGTTATGAGGGCTCGGTATGCGCCTTGAATGTGGCGAGCTTCATCATCCATGCAGGTGATGGTGGCGTACGCCATGACGCAGTTAGTGAAAACAGCGAAGTTTTCGTCCGGCTGTTGCAGGGAACCGATCCGCGTGTTCGCGGCCAGGGTTTTGTCTAGGCGGGTTCGGTGCAGGTCGCATCCCGACAGGAAAGACCGACTGATGCGTGAGGTTGCGCCGGTCACGAGTGTTTTCTCCAACACGGAGCCTATGACGGGGATGTAGCGGTCCACAGTGGACTTGCACAGCCAACTGTTTTCAACCTTGGTTTCCTGGTAGACAGTTGAATATTCGAGTTCCGAACTTAGGATGAAGGATTCTACGCCGACGTAGCCTGCGTTGACGGTGGAGCCAATGACAATGGCGCCTTCCTCAATCAGGGTGCCGCCTTTGATGTTTGACCCAACGATGACTGCTCCTGGTTCAACGATGGAATCATCGTCGACGACTCCGCCAATGATGTAGCCTTCTTCGTCTCTGGGTAGGTTGAAGGCCTTGAATTCATCTGGGAGCTTGCGCCAAATGTTTTTAGTGGCCTCCACGTACTCGTTTTCCGTGTACCTGAGTGTTTTCATGTGCAGTCCTCCTCTGGACTTTGGTTCTGATGGGCACTTTTTGTGCTCGAAGACGAGTTTAGCGGGAGGAGGAGGAACTGTCAACTCTAGAGGGTGGTTTGCTTGGCGTTTATGTGCCTTTAAACGGCGAATATGGTTGTTTTTGCCGGGATTTGCGCCTGGCTGGGTGAGGGTGTATAAAAGAAGAAGGTTCTAGAGGAACATAAGCCCGGCTTTACGCCGGGTTTTTTGTTTTGCCTTAACGACCCCCAGGCGCCGCAGCCCTCCTGGGGGTCCGGTCCTGGCTGTCTTGGGGACAAGAAGTCCTTACGAGGGCCAGGCCGCATGTTTAGAAGTTTAGTGAGGCCGGGAAGCCTCGGCGGTAAGCCTTACTGAGGGTGAGCAAGGTGTCCGCCTTTACGTCTTCATTGTAACACGGGTCAAGAAAACCCCCGGCCAAAGTGCCCGTGCCGGGGGTTCAACAAGAAGCACGCAAGTGATTCTTACCATAACAAAGGTGCTGAGGTAATCAGTCCCAGCAGGTCTGATTGTAGCGTAGTAGTGGTGCGATGTCAATTTTAAAACCCCGGCGCACTGTTTTGTAGTGGTGCAGGCGGCGTCCGGGGTGGTGTCAACCCAGGATTTCGGCATCTATGGTGCCGGTGTGCCTAGAGTATAGCGCCTGCATCTCGTCGCGCACAACCTTGGCGGAGATTTTAGTAGGAGCGGCGGCTCTGAGCTGGTTGGTTCTTGTCGCGGCGGCCTCACCCTGCGCAACAGACCAGCGGAGTTGCTCACGGGCTAAGGGGGTTAGGCCGTACATTTTGAGAATCTCCTGATGCGCCTTCTGCGCTTTGATGCGGTCCCCGAGCTTGTAGAAGGGGTTAAGGGACTCCTGGAGGAGCGCGGCCGCCTGGTACAGGGTGTGGATGTCGCTGGCCAACCACTCACGAGTCATGGGAGACAACCAAATCGAATCCCACCAGTCCTGCACCGCCTTGAACCACTCGCCGTCCGCGGGATCGTTTTTGTCTGCGAGCGGGATGAAGTAGTCGTGGTAGTCGGGGAGGGGAGGGATATCTGAGGTGTCGTGTTCGACGGGGGTTAGTATTTTGACGGCGGCCTTCGCGCCTTTTTTGGACGGGCCGCCAGCCTTGCGTGCGCCTCCACGTGCCATATCAGACTTCCTTAAGGTTCGAGTTAGTGTCGATTTGACACGAACTAAGTTGCACACTGAGTGCAAAATTGCAGAGTGTGTGAAATTTTTCGTACCGAGTGCAAAATTGCACAATGTGTGCAATCTTTCAGTATAAGCAGGGGTTTTGGGGATGTGTACCTAAGCCGGTTTTCTGAACTATCGCAGACTCTAAAGTGCAGCACCGGCCGACCTGCGGAAATGCACCTGGGAGGGGGTACCCCTCCCCCTGGTCTAGCCTCATTATAACACGCACAAAAATAACCCCTCCAATCTGGAGGGGTTCGACGCATCTTATGCGTCACCGTGAATAGTATCCATCGCGGCACCTTGCTTGCAGCGCCACCATGCCTAGCGCGTCGTTGTTACTTCCTGAACCGTCACGGTGGCCGTCTAGGTAGCCACGAAAGTATTCCGCGCTCACCACTCCACCATCGAAAATGATTGCACCCTTATCCTTACCCTTATTTTCGTCACATGACGTTTCAACCCCGCTCACGACCCCTCCCTCGCTCAAGTTTTCCTTAGAGTCACCTAAGAAAAAGTTAAGAATTACCCCAACCAACCCTGATACAACAACCGATACGACCACTACAACAAAGAACCACATTGCACCACTCATTATGACAACCTTACCTTTCTCTAAGCTTCTTCTTATGTTTTCCTTATCGTCTCATTACTCCATGTTCTGCATAGACCCCATCAGCACGCGCCACTCCATCAGCACACGATCCACGATAAACCCGTCGCATGTTCCGTCAATATCAACACCGATACCGACATAACCTACAACCTCACTACCACGGACACCATCAAGGCTATATACCCTACGGTGTACAACCCCCTCATACAACCCCCTCCCCTCAAACCCCCTATCTCTCCACTGTATTTCATACCAACGCATACTCAATACACCACCAGCGGCCATGTTCTCACCATTGCCGTAGGCCATACTGACACCCTCCATAGAACCCCCGCCACAGAACCCCCTACACCCTGCACTACTAGGGTACAGGTGGCTCACCACATTGAACCCCCGTAGGGAACCGCTATCATATATGCGCTTATTCATGTCTACCACTTCACTTCCTCAAGCCATTCATAAAAAACAGCCTTAATAATATCTTTGTCTTCCGAACGATCGATTCCGCTTCCAATGTACACAAAACCAATACCATAAATTCCCGCTTCCGCTGCAAGATCGTCTAATTGTCTTACTAGCGACCCCTCCCACTCCAGTTCTTCCCAATAGTGGCGCTCACCATCGAAAAAGACACCTGCAACACGGTACGCGCCGCGAAAAACCTGCATTCCATCACGGTAGCACTTGACGGTGGTGCCGTTTTCGCTCATGCGACCACCTAATAGCACTGAACAAACATCAGTGCTGGTCAAGTCAAACGCCGCCATTTTATTTCAACTCCTCAATGATTTTCAAACCATCGACACCTACGACACGATTGCCACGCACAAGGCGCTCGCTGTTTTCTTTGAACAATTTTTCTAGCGACAACTCAATATCGCTATCGTAGTCGATGAATCCATCACCATATTTCACGGCACAAACAAGGCCATGCGTGTACTCTATATCTGTCTCTAGAGTCTCCCACCTGCCTACGATCAGCACCATGTCACAAGCAATAGCTAGGGCTGCGCGCTTCACTTCTTCGCGCACGTCACCAAATGACACTACGCCCTGCAAATCGTCATCGAAACGTTTTTGGGCGTCCGCTTTGCTAGCAACCCGGAACGGGGCTATCTCTGCGCCACCCTCAACATCGACGATAGCCCACATGTCACCGTTATCGGCATCAAATTCGTCTCCCTGGTGTTCCCATTGGCCGACTTCACCGTCGGCGATAAGCCCCGCGAAAGCAATTTGGTGACCCCGAAAGTACACGCGCTCCATTTCGCGAAAGTCTTCTGTTCCCCTGGCTGGTTCGATACGGTATATGGTTGTGTACTTGTCTACTTCCACAGCGTATGCCGTGTCGTGAAAATCAGTGTCTCGCAAATAGGTCATTTCGACCCCTCCATCTTTCTCTAGATTCTACCCTTGTCTTTGGGGCACACCCTAATCTTAGCGCGTACCCCTTTAAACGTCAACCCCGACCCCCTACACCTCAACGTGTTCTACGTCACGTACTCTACCAACTCCATTTCCTCCGCAAGGTCTTCCTCATACACCAGCATGTCGCCAACCCACGTATAGCCGTCCATATCGAACACCCATTCTGTGGTAGGCGAACCACTCTCGCTTACAACCTGATTCCACATTTTAATCTTCTTCCTCCCACTCAATCCGATATGTTTTCGATTCTTCCAAAGCCTTTTCGGCTAGTATTTCGACGCGTGATTCAAACTCCATCACGCTATCCACGTTCCACCCAGCATCTTCTGCGCTGTAGGATACATCGCGCAAGTCCTCCAGCCACACCTGAATCGCGATGGAACTCCAGCTGAAAGACTCCCACACGATGGGCGCGAACAGGCTTTCGTAGATGTAGTCTTTCTCCCAAACAAGGTTTTCGTCGTAGTCGAAATGAAATTCATCGCAAAACCTGCTTTCGATGCTTTGCAGCTCACCCAACAGCGTACTTTTCATTGCTTCGGTCATGCCCTGGTACATCAGTCTCACCTATCCCACCGGGTACGCGCGGCTTCGGCCAGAACGTCGATCATTTTGCCACGGTATTCACACAACGCCGATTCCCTAGCCAACATTTGCGGTAGGTATTCCGCCACTAGCTCATTGACCACAAACCTCCCTAGTCCATCGCTGTCGGCTTGGGCGTACCATTCTTCGACGGTGTCAAGAATCGTGTCGTGCGCCACGCTGATCACGTAGTCCATGTCGGCAATGTGCGCCATGCGCGCCTCACTATCGGACCAGTCGAAATCGTCAGCGTGCACAGGGAAGAAAAACAGCATGTCTTCCCGCTCCATTGACGTACCGTCGTACCACCCCTGTGGGTCGATGCTGTGGTTTGATTGAAAATCAGCTAAAACGGATTCCGCTTTGTAGTACAGGCGGCTTGCAAGGCATTTGTTGCGTTCGGTGTCTTTCATCACGTTCACCCTTTCCCTTTCCCCTAGCGTACGGGCGAGTACAGGCCGAAAACCGATTCCGATACGGACATGGCCACATCAACGATGCCGGAATCCTCACCAAATCCCCACACGTCCATCACGGGCACGTAGTTGTGCGTGGTGACCATTTGGACGAAAAACATAATAAGATCGAACATTTTCAAAACCCTTTCGGCTTTTCCAAAACTACACCGCTTTTCGTGGTGTTAGCTCCCTTTGAGCTTGTACCTACATCATAACCAAAGCGCCGCCATGATGCAAGTCAGTCCCCAAGGGGGCACCCCTTTTAAGGGGTGGCTCCCTTATGACTTTAGTTCCCTAGCCAAAGCACTTAGGGCTTCCACAGCGTAGGTGACGGTGAGGCGCTCTAGCGCCATTGCAGCCAACCGGGTGAAGACCATCGACAAACTCACTTCCTCACCCGGCATAGCTTCCATGGCTATTTGCGGTTCGTCTACCAAATCGTCTAGTTCACTAAGACCGATGGCGTCAAAGATGGCCACCACGTCTACGTAGTAGATGCAAGCGTTCTGTGCTTCCTGGTACAGGTAGTCCAAAGCCCTATCGCCACCCTCAATGTCGCTTACCAGCTGCTCTAGCGCCTCACTGGTGGCTTTAACCACGTCCGGCCATTCTTCCGCAAGGTCGGGGCGGAAGATTTTCGCATACTCATTGACGCATTCCTGTACCACTTCTGCCACGTCGTACAGCCCTGTACCCTCAAGCTTGCGCGCAACCTGCACCAGCTCGCTTTCATCACTTTTTAGCATGGCGGCGTGAATTTCGTCCGAACCTAATCCCACGTGCGGGTTTTCCTCTAGGTCTTCGATCAAATCCTGAACCCGCTTAGCATCTTCGCCGTCACAGTCAAAACCATTGATCGACACTGATTCCGCAAGGTCAAGGTGGTAGCCCTCACGCATCAAATCCTCAATGCCTAAGAGCGGGTTCCGGTTCTCTACCCGAAAATCAGACAGCGTATCCTCCAACTCACCTAGCACCTGGTCAACAACCCGCTGAAATTCCGTGTCGGTTACGTATTCCGCGTCACCGGGTAGGCCAGACCACGTTACGCCAAGTTCCATCAAACGCTCATGCGTGTCGTCAATCCATCGATCGACTTCACCGTTTTCACCAAAAACAATATCATCTGCGATTCCACCCGCGGTTTCGTCGAAAAAGTAGTCAGGGTACGACTTAGCTAGGGTTTCCAGCAACACCTGTTCGAACGATTCACGTACAGCGGTCTCAATCTCGCTGTGAGCGGTTTCGACGGTGACGTTTTCCCCATCAGCCTCAACGATGGGTTGTGCGATTTGACCGCCAAGTTCAGGGTATGTGCGCCACAGTTCACTCTGTAGGCTTCGCTCTATCGTCTTTGTGATGTCCTCCAGCTCATACCATGCTTCAGACCAGCCACGCGACTCAATTTCTTTTTCGACGTTGAATACGATTTGCATTTTCGACCCCTTTCAGGTCTACGATTTCCGCTTTACGCGGCTTCCCGGTCCCTTTGACCATCTACCTAACACTATATTCCTTAAAGTCTACGGTGTCAAGTGAAAGACTAAGGGTTACCCCCCTTTAAGGGGGTATTCCACTCATTTATGCTGGTTAGATTAGTTCTTGCACGGGCAAATCTGGCTCATTCCACCCGCTAGAGTCAGTGGTGAAGATTACGCCGCCTACTTCATGTTCCCATACAATCAAGTCAAGGGCTTCATCGCTGATGGTGAAATGCGTCACGGCTTCGCCTATTGCTACGTCAGTGGCGCGCGAGATACGCCAGATATACCCATCAGCCCACGCCTGGTACTCATTGTGTATTTTCTCCCATGCTTCATCACTACAAGCGGTGTCGCTGATGAAAAGCACTACACCGTTACGTGTCGTCAGCTTATCCGCTGCATCTTCCAAGCCATTAGCGCGATACCACCCTTGTGGCCCCTGGTAGAAAACGGCGATTTCGCCACTCTCTACCCCCGCTTGTAGGGTTTCATCGTCGATTAGGTCAGTGATGTGCCGTGCCTTGTCGTCGTTGCTCATACGAACATAGCCACGATCCACAATGGCAACGGTGAGCCATGACGGATCAGGGAAAATGTAATCAATTGGGGTGCTGGATTCTTCGATTTGGGCTTTATACAAAGCCCCGTCATAGGACGCTACGAAAACATTCCCGTTGTAGTTTTCGGCGACTTTAGACCATTGGCCATTGGCTTCGATTCCTTGCGGCTCATTGTACAGCCCTTGCGATTCAGTTATACTTGCTTCGATGCTGGTTACCTGGTACATTTTCAGGTCTCACTTTCTGCCGCATTTGGCGGCCTTGGTGGCGTTCGGCGTTTCGCTGACAAGAATCAATCTACGCACCACGTCAAACTTTGTCAAATCCCCTGGTTAAAGCGTGTTTTTGAGCGCCAAAAAGCGTGCTGTTTTGGCCCACCTTAACCCCATCAGCTAGGGCTGCACGACACGACACCTAAGGTGTCAGTGTCCACGCACGCACGCACGTATAAGCGCGCGTAAAACCTATCTTGACCTGTATGTTTGACACTTATTATCTATATACATATACTTACATCAGTTCCGAAATGGAACAGCTGACACAAACAGACACAGACCATCGAAAAGATAGGTAGAAAATCATGAAGAACATTTACTTTAGGGACCATTGCCGTAGGCAATAGGTCCATCACGTCGTTTGTGACACAGACCACAAGACGGGCTATAGTCTTGGAAGTGTCTTAGGTCACAGATGAAAATAAAACGAAAATCATTTCTTTTAAAATTCCTACCTGTATCAGGACAGATACGCCAAATGTCTAAAACGTCACGTGACGTAATCACATTCGATACTTGTACAAGTTGTACAAGTATCAGGTTTCCTACGAGTACGCGAAAAACGTGTAGCCTACATCACGTCTCCAAGCGTTTGATTTTTCTCGTCGGCTATGCGGTAATTAAGCCATGTCGTTTACAGAAACTGAGAAAGAGTTGCTGCGGGTGTTGAAGCACGCCGTGGCCGACATGATCAAGAATCCACAACCCGACCGACCGGAGGGCTACCCGGCGCTGAAATGGCAGATGGTGATCCCGGAGGTTCGGGCTCTACTATCCGACCCGCAGCACCGTGACCGCGAGCTGGCCATCAGGCTACGCCGCGACCCGAAGCGGTTCACTGTTATCCTGAAGCGGGAGCAGCAGCCGTACGCGGTGATCGCGCAGATCGAGGCCTTACTCAAAGGCTCAACTCCGGACACTAATGACGTGGCCGAGGGGTTCATGGGTAACATCACCACCCTGGCTGACGAGGCTATTGTTCCACCAAAAGGCCAGGACTATAACCTGGCGGTGAACTTCTACGCGTACAGTGATGGACGGCGCGTGCCGGACACCGGCACTGTCAAACTGAAGCGCGGCGCGTTTGGGGCCGACTTGTTCCACCACTGGTCCGAGCTGTAGCGCCCAAA